AAAAAAAATTCATATCTTTGGTTCAAATTAAATGTTTCCTACATGGCAACGATTCTAATGAAAGATGCACACGACTTTATTCGTATGCAGATAAAGAAAAATAAGATGGGCTTTGTTAGTCCAGAGGATATAGACCGAGCAATTAATCGCGGCGTATCTGACTGGATGAGCGCTGTCGTGTTCAAATATAAAAGAACAGGTAAGTACGAGTATGACCATTTACTTGTTAAAAGGGTACCTATTACTGTAACAGTTGCAAGCGGAGGTATTATGGATGTTCCTGCTGATTACGCAGAAGCATTGACTATTTATGTTGACAATGGAGGGGTTCAAACAGAGGGTACTATATATTCTTGGGATGAGTTTTTAGAGTTTCAAAATAGCAAAATATTAGCTCCTAGTTTATCTTATCCTATTGCTACAATATTCATGAATGACCAAACTGTCCCAAAGGTTCAGTTTTCTCCGGTACCTACAACAGGAACTTATTCATATACTCTTGTTTACATGAGAAAGCCGACTAAAGGTACATTTGGATACACGGTTAATAGCTCAACAGGAACTATTGTTTATAATTCAGGTACCACAACAAACCTTGACTTAGACGATAGATACTTCTCAGACATTGTAACTAGAGCTCTTATGTATTTAGGAATCAGCTTAGGAGATACAAATACTGCATCAACAGAGCAATTGAAGGACATTAATCAAAAAAATGACGAGCGATAATGGCAACTACTAAGAATATATTATCGGAACAAATACAACGCATTTATGCGCGTTTTATTGACAAGAATAACGTGTCTGATGCAATTGATTTGCGTGAGATTAAATTGTTAGTAAATCAGTCAATCAATAAGGTATTAAAGCTACAGGTCGCTGAGTCATTTAAAGCTGGTTTGGTTGATGTACCTAAATGTAATTTAATTGAATACACTTGCGCTGTAACGTCTGATTCAGGTAACAGCAGAGCTTATATTACATTGCCTGCTATTCCTATTACATTGCCAATGGATATGGGTATCTGGTCTATTGCGGCACCAACTGCTGCAATGAACCCTTACATCCCAATTCCTGCACAAGATGTACTTGTATTTCAAGGAACAAATGTATCAGCTCTTGAGCAGCAAATTGGATATTATGTACAAGGCAAATTAGTTTACTTTACTAAGGATATTACATTGTCAGCTAACGGCTCAATCACATCTGTTAAAGTAAACCTATTAGTATCAGACTTTAGCGTTATTAACGATAATGATTTGCTGCCTATTTCTCCAGAGGTTGAAACAACTATCATGGAGGATGTTTTAAATACATTAGGAGCTGGTAAAATTTCTCAAGTTGAGTTACAAACGCAACAGTCAAAACAGTAGTAATAGATGAAGACTAAAGCATTAAATATCATTGTAAGGGAGGCTCTTTTAGACAGAGGTCTTCCTATGCACTATTATACAAGATACCTGCACAACGGATTGCGTATATTAGATGAACTTGCTAACGATTTTAATATGGGTAATATTAAGATGGTAGAGCTTGATGTTACTTCATATAACCGTGCAATATTGCCTGCCGACTATGTTGATTTTATTGATGTATCGGCAAAAAATGGAGAGCGAGTATTACCTATGGAAAGAGAGCGTACGTTGAACAAGATGTACAATTACGATTCACAGGGAAATAAAATCCCTTATCCTTCTAACCTAAGTGTAAATTATGATGCTGAAATTAACTACAACTTGATTTCAGGCAGCAACAATATGAATACTCGTGGAGAGTTAGTTGGTCGCTATTATGGAAGAAAGCGTTCTCCTAAGTTTACGTTTGATATTGACGAGACTAACCAAGAGATTGTATTTAGCAATGATATGCTATTATCAAAAGTTACATTGGTTTACATGACAACTGGTGTATCTCGTTCTTCTGCTAACGTAGTTACACCTTATGCTACTGATGTCATTATTAAGTATATTGAAATGAAAGCATTGAAGGCTGAGGGAGCTGCAGTTGGTGCGCAACAGTTAGCTGAAATGGCTTACAATAATGCAAAACGAGTATTCCGCTCACGCATGAATGCAACAGACTATGCTACTATTTTAGGTCAGATTAGAAATGGTATTTACGGTAGCTTAAAGAACTAACAATTAACAAGGCTCATTTTAACAATTAACAAATGGCGAAGGTAACTCTCAGAGCATCAGGAGGTTTGAACGTAGACGTAAGCCCGAATAATTTACAAGAAGGGGATTATGTTGATGCTTCGAATATTATATTTGATACAGGTAAAGATGGTGGAGCTGGAGCTGTTCGTATGCTTGAGTCTATTAAGACAACAGGCATATCATTTACTGAGACTGTAGTTAGGAGCTTTCAAAATTATGATGGCAAGATATATGTATTAGTAAATGGCGGCACAACTGCTTCTATTTATGAGCTACCAAATCCTGTTTCATCTACTACTAAGACATTAGTTCTTACATATACACATGGAATCACAACTGATTTCGTGCCAGATATTAAAGTAATCGGCACTACAATAGTGTGGAACTATGCAGAGTCTGGAACTATCCTTTCTTACCCACTCACAAGAGGTTATGGTACAACACCTACATTAGACGACTTAAAGATTCAAAAGAAGACGCCTAATAATGTTGTATCTATTGTTAAGAGCACAACAGGAACTGTTAGTGGATTTTTAGAGGCAAATGACTTTCAATTTGCATCTCGCTATCAATATGATTCAGGCGAGTTTTCTGTGCTATCTAATTACTCTCAAATGTACAAAGGAGAGAAAGGTACGACAGCATACACGTTTACATTTAATTTCACGGGAGCTCCAACTTATGTTTCTACGTTAGAAACTTATGTGCGAATCGGTAGCAATGGTACTTGGCGCAGAATGGATACTCGTGCCAAGAATGACACTACAGCATTAAATTGGACTGGAGATATATACGAGAGCTTAGATTCACTATCATCGGCAAAACCATTTGATGCGGTACCATTAAATGCTGCGCATATTGAAATCGCACAAAACAGAATCTTCTTAGCTAATATCAAAGACGATTACGATATTGATAAGGTTAACACTGTAGATAAGATTACAATTTCAGTAGCAAGTGGCAATGGGTATGAATTAGGCTCAGGAGACTATACAAGTTATTTAGGAGCTTCAAAAGATTCTACTAGCTCAGAAACAGGTACATATTATAAGCCTTTTGCAAACAACTCTACATACGGCATTGGTATTGCATTCTATGATGATGCATTAAAAACCCGCGGAGTAGAAAAGTATCAGAAGTTCACTACTGGCAAGTTTGCTTATCCTATTTTACCTACAATCAATATTCAGTTAGCTTCTGGATGGGTAGCCCCATCTTGGGCAAAGTATGCACAACTAGTATATACTAAGAATATATCTAAATCTTATGTTTACGAAGGATTTGCAAGTAGCATATTCTTTGAGATGAACGATAAGACTATTGCTCAAAGTTTAACAAAGGACCAACTCAAAGATGTTAACTATTTGGTAGTTGACCTTATGGGTATGTTTAAGGCTGGTAAATTGTACACGTTTGTAGAAAACGACAAAATATCAATTAACACCCCTAACGGTGTATTAGATTTAAACGTATCTCAGCAATTCAACAACTTTGTGTACTGCAAGTATTCTGGAGGCGAGATGACTAATCCATTGGTTCCCAATCCAAGTTTATTGTATTTCGAGATTTACTCTCCTAAAGCAGAAACAGAGGAAGAATCTTTGTTATTCTATGAATATGGTAGCTTAATGCCAATTGCAGGTTGGACCGCATCTTCTACTATTGCAGTATCTGGAGGGGGTACTATTAATACAAATAAGCTTATTGGAGATATGGTGTTTAGTAAGATAAGTGTACCCACTTATTCTACATCGCCATTTATCATTAGCTTAGTTAAAGATTCAGCAGGTACAATCTTAGAAGATGTCGTAGTAGCAAACGATTGCGCAATGACATCTGAAACACTTACTGCATATTATAGCTCTTCGAGTAATACTAAGTTTAATCAAAAGTCAGAATTATCCCCTACGTTTAGTAGCACATTTGCAACAAACGACGATTCAACAGGAGCTGTTGTTGACGGAAATTCTGCTATTAAATTCAGTGGTTCATTTGAGGCTGGCTTACAAGAGGTTGGAGTTAATAAGATTACATTAATGTTTGACCTACAGGTTACTGAGAACATTACATTACTATCAGTACCTAATCCAAACGCAAGTGTTAATTATAGAGTTTACGCGCAAGTATATAAGGTTCCATTTGATTTTGCTGCTAATACATATTTAAAGGCAGCTAAATTTGGCTCAGAGTATTTATGTATTGATAAGTATGTTCGCTCTTTTGGAACTCCAGCAACAGTTACATACACTGTTGACCCGTATTACATTGAGTTATCATCTCAAGCTAATATCAATCCAAAGGATAAATTTTATATTGTACTGCGCTTAGAGACGGCTGTAACAGGAGATGTTCAGACATCTAACATTACAGTAGCTAAAAGAGCCGCCGGCAGTTACGGGGTTTCATTTAGGTTTGTTGGCGATAAGCTTCCTGTTAAAGAGAAGACTATCTACAATCCAGATACCAAGATGAATACTACCGATTCTAAGTTTATAATTCGGAGTATATCTAACGCCACTGCAAATCAGCAATGGAACACATCTGCCGGCAAAGCATCACTTAAATCAATAGATACTGTATCTGCTAGAAGAACAAACGCTATACGATATTCTGGTAGCTACATTGCTGGTACAAAGGTAAACTCAATAAACTCATTCTTTGCGCTAGACAGTAACGAAGTACCTATTGAGAACGGAGAGATTGTATCACTACAAAGAGCTTCAAGACTACAAGGAAACGGAGCAATGTTGTTGGCTTTATGTAAGCGTGAAACGTCTTATGTGTTCTTGGGAGAACAACAATTGACTCAAGGTAATAACGCATCAATACGAGCTCTTACCGCTAACATGATTGGTACAATCCGTAATATGGGTTCTAATCTAGGATTACAAGATAAGATATCTGTAATGAATTACAAGGGTACAATCTGGTGGTGGGATGACTTTAATAAGAAGGTATGTAAGTACACAGAAAACGGAATTGAGATTCCTAGTGATATGGGATTGCGTTCTTATTTTTTAGCAAAAGGAGGAGACGGTAATAGTGCTAGATTTGCGTATGACCCATTCTATAATATGTGCTTTATTGGATTTACATCAGATGGCACATCAGCTGGCTTCTCAGATAATCTTAAAAGATGGATATCATTCTACTCTTTTAGAACAGGTCATTCCGAGAGCTACGGAGATAAGATGATTTTGTTTAAGGATAATGTAGTTTACAAGTCCCTACAGGGCAACAAAAATGACTACAATTCATTCTTTGGCACATCATACAATTCTACTATATCATTTGTAATGAATACCAGATACCCAGTAAATCCTCTCAACATTGCTGTTTGGCACGAGATGAATGTTATCAACTGGGCAAAAGCGGCAGACCCAAGCGGAGAGAAGAATTACGTAAAGGATGGGTTGCTTCAAATAAACATAACAAATGAAAACAATCAAGCTACACAGATATTGGAATCTAACTTCATTGTAGAGGATAATAGATTGTACGCTCACGTTATGAGAGATACAAATACTCCAAATGTAGATAATCCGCTAATTCAAGGAGATTACATTGTTGGGTATCTAAATAAATTTGTTGTAACTTTAAAGGACAAAACTCAAAGCATGCGAGTAAATTCAATTGATGTTGAGGTAAGTCCAGTTTCAGGACATTCTTAATAATTAATAAAATGGGCAAAGGCTTATTAGAATTTTTCAAAAGTGGAGCAGCGGGCGCAGATAGTGGTATCTTATCAAAAATATCTGGCGCAATGGATACGTATGCTAATCCAATTGGCGTTGGTCTTCAAGTTATTGGAGGAGTAGGCAAGATGATTGGTGCTAGCCGCCAAAAAGCCGAAGCTGAAGCTCAATTAGAGAGAGCTAAGGCATTTGGTATATCTCAAAAAGATAAGCTAACTAAAGGCTATTCTGGGCTTCTTAATCAGGCAAATGCGTTAGAAACCTATAAGGGCGACCTTAGTGGATACACAAAGGCTGAGCAGCAAGCTGAAATGAATAAGCGTAACGCTTTATCAGGAAGAAGTGCGTCAGAAGCTATCGCTCAAGAACAAGCTGCTAAAACATCTGCTAATGCATTAGCTGCTGGTCGATTAGGCGCTAAATCTGGAACCGACTTAATGACTCTTGCTATGCTTACGCAAAGCGGAGAAAACGAGCAAATGCAAAACATTGCAGCAAACGCTGACCAACAACGTATGCAAATGAGATTACAAGCTGAAAGCAACCTATTAAATACATTAGGGCAAACAGCTGCCGCTCAAACACAAATTGGTCAAGCAGAGTTTCAATCTCGTTTAGGTAAGCAAAATGCTATCTTAGGATTAGGTCAAAGTCAATTAGGCGCCGAGATGGATTTAGCTCAAAATACATTTGCCCAAGAACAAGCCGCTTCAGCAGCTATTGCCAACGCATCAGCAGCTATGTGGGGTGGTGGTGCAGATGTACTTAGCTCAATCGGAACAGGATTAACAGGTTATGCTGCGCAAGAAAAGCAAATGCAGAATTATTTAAGAATGAGAGGCGCAATGGCGTAATCATATAAAGACACAGCACAATTACAATAACAATACAATGGCTCAAAATTCATTTGTTTACGACCCATCTGCTAGCATTAAAGAAGGCTTTAAAGATATTTCAACAAATATCGGCTCGGCATTCTCTAATATTATTGCACAAAAGCAACAAGACTTAGCTTTAGCAGATAAGGTATTTCAAAACTTAGATGCTATCAAAGAGGAGACAGCGGCTATTGGTTCACAAAGAATCAATCAGGCTATTAAAGGATTGACAGCTGCTGCACCAAATGCTATGTTTAAAGATGGCAAAATTGACTATGAGGGGATGGGTAAAATTATGAGCGGTGTTAGTCAAGTAAAAACGCTTAAAAACTGGTGGTCGCAAGTAGGCGAGCTTAAAAAGCAGGCATTACAACTAGGAACAGCTAGTGTTAAGGATATGACCAATTTCTCTTCTTATGTATCTCAGATTGACCCATTAATCGCAGAGAATGAAGGTGGTAGCCTTGATGACTTAAAAAAGAAGTTATCATCATTGTTTGATAGCCATTTAGACTATACAAACATGGCTAGAGAAAAGGTTACTTCACTTTTCCCAGCAGACAAATACGTTGGCGAAATGGAGAATGAAAAGAAAGGTATTACAGAGTATTCGTTTACAGGACCAAAGGGTCTATTAGAGTTTAACAAAAAGACATTAAAGCCTGAATTAGCGGCACCAACAATCTTAACTGACCCTGCGACTAATAAACCAATTTTAGATGCAAATGGTAAGCCTCAATTAGTATCAACTTTAGACAAAGTAAAAGGGGCACTAACACAAGGAGACCCTGCATTCTTTGATAAATATCGCAATCATTTTGGGTTATCAAAGGCATTGGTTCCAGATGATGTTGTCGCAAAGCAGGTATTAGAATCATTTGCTACCGCTCCTGCATTTAAAGAGACAAAATCTTTTGAGAAAATTCAAACTGAAAAGAATGAGTTAAAGACATCTACTGTTCAAGCTGAAAATATTGAAACAATAACAAAGCTTAAAATTCAAGAGATGCAAGCTAGCATCAAATCGTCATTAGAAAGAGCTGGTTATTATAAATCTAAAAAAGAAGGAGTAGGGGCTGGCGGTAATATGCCAAAAGGAGCGGTTATTCCTCGTGTTACAGAGAAAGACAAAAACGGAAGCAGACATGTTAGCTTGACTTCTCCTGTAACAATTACAGCTACAGGCTCATATAAATACACTGCAAACTGGGATAAGAAGCCTGTTAATTTTGAGGTATCTAGAATTACGGTTGATGCCAAAGGAAGAATTTTTGCCAAAGGAAGTGTTAAAACTGGCGCAATGGGCTCAAAAGGAGAAGTTAAAAATATTATGCTATCTAATTCTGATTACGAGGACTTCTTATCAAAATTGGGTGGCATGTCTGATGCAGAAAGATATTCAAATGCATATACGCTTAAAAATGGACTTGGACTACCTAATGTTCCTCCAACATACTTAAAATTACCACAGGATAGCACTCCTGATAATGACTGGGAAGTTCAATAATTTAGTATCTTTACAAAACACTATACTTATAAGTAATGGCTAAAAATCGGCTTGTAAAAAATAAAAAGACTGGTCAATACGGAGTTTACAATCCGTTCAATGACACAGTAACACCAATTACATCTGATATGTCTCTAGTTAAGAATACTAGAGGTCAATATGGATTCAAGAAAGGTAATGAAATTTTTAGTATAGATGAGATGCCTGAAAGCGTTAATCTAGAGGAAACTTTTAAAAAAAAAGTCGATACGGTATCATCTTCCGCGACAAGTTCTACGGATTCTACATCTGATTTCTATAAACCAGTAGGCGTAGAAGCGGTTGATACAAAAGAACCTAAAAAGCAAATAGAAGCTAAGCAAGCTGCTAAACAAGAGGAAAGCCAAAGATACATTGATATATTTGGCTTAACTCGTTTAGACTATTCTGGTCTACAGAATTATGGTTCATTAGGGGAACTAGCCGCAGACGCATTAGACGTTCCTGCTAACCTTAGCAAGGCGTTTGTTCGTGGCGTATCTAATGGTAGAATCAATCAAGCCATTATGGATTATGCCAAGGATGGCGAAACTATGGACTCTGATTTAATTGCAAGGTTAATCAAAGAGAACAAGACAAAGACAGGCTCCACCTACTTAAAGACATTGCAGGAGAAGGGTGTATTGCAGACAGATGATTTATCAGCTGTTGGTGGTATTGCGGAGACTATCATGGAATCCATGGGTAGCATGTTGGGTACTGTAAAGGCTGGATTTCAAGGAGCTATCGTAGGAGGTTCTACTGGTCTAGCAACTGGTGCAGCAGCCACTTCAATCGGAGGACCCGTAGGTGCAGCCTTAGGAGCTGTTGGTGGAGCAACAGGTGGAGCAGTTTCAGGTTTCGCAGGATTTACGTCATACGCTAACGAATACGGAAGTACAATCGTACAGGCTCTTACAGAAAAAGGCTACGACTTAACTGATAAAAACTCAGTAGAAAAAGGGCTTAAAGATAAGTCTGTAATGGACTCCGCCAAAGAGAAAGCAAACACAAGAGGTTTGACTGTTGGAGCATTTGATGCAATCACAGCGGGTTTAGCAGGTAAAGGAGCTAAATTAGCTGTCAATATTGCTCGTGGTTCAGCTGCGAAAGTAGGTAAAGAATTAACTAAAGCAGGTGTTAAAAGAATTGCTGGAGCTACAGCTCTTGGTATCGAATCCACAATGGGTTCTGTCGGAGAGGCAATGGGTCAATTGGCTACCGAAGGAAAGATTACCGACTACGATGCTGTTGCATTAGAAGGTATTGCTGAAATCGGTAATGCGGGACCATCTACTGCATTTGCAATGTATAAATCAGGTCAGATTAACAGCGACCTTAATCAAGAGAATCAAGCTAAAATCGAATCTTTAAAGAAAGCTAAGGAAGCAATTCCTGCTGACAATGAGGCTTCTTTAAATGCTATTGATAACAAGATTTCTGCATTAGAGAAAGAGAATAAGAATCGCAACAAGGCAATGACTTCTGCGCTTCAAGTAGCTCCTGTGCCAGCAACTAAACGTGTGATTGAGTTAACAGACTCTATCCTAGAATTAGAAGCTACATTAGAGGCAATTAAAGACGGCTCTCGTACAGACGTTTCTCAAGAAGCCAAGAAGGCAATGTGGGATTCGTTAAACGATATGATTGCTGAGCGCGATGAAATTCGCCAAGAGATGTTGAAGGCATCTGAGACTGAAGCTAAATTAGCAGCAGCTCCTGAGAAGCCAATGATTCCTGTTGTGAATATTAAACCAGTAGGACAGCAAGCTAAAGAGGGGGAAGTATTACCTTCTCCTGTTCCACAAAACAATGCAACGCAGTTGGCTAAAGACACCCCATTAGAGGTTAAAAAGGTTGAAGAACCAGTAATGTTCTCTACCAAGTTTGATGACGAAAAATCATTAAAGCAAGGTACTGCATACAAGGTGTCTCAAGGAGAGAACAACTTTGGGACAATCATTGAGCACGACAATAATGGAGAGAAAGAATTTGTCTTAGCGGAAACTGGCAAGAAGTATTCATCATTAGATGATGCTAAGTTTGCATTACAAGAGAAGCTAACTGGAGAGCGTGTGTCTGAAATGGACCGTGTAGGAATTGACCGTATTAAGGTTGAGGGTAATCTTGCTAACAAGCCAATATTTATTGGAGACCCTGCAAATAACAACCAGCTTGACATGGAATCAAAGGGAGCTATACAGAAAGCTGTTAGAGCCCTTAGAAGCGTTAGTAATGCTAATGTGTATTTGTATGGCAATGCAGCTGATTACGCAAAAGGTATAGCGCATGCAACAGGTCAAACTGCAAGCGATGTAGCTAATCAGGCTGGCAAATCTAACGCTCAAGTAGTTGATGCTAACGGAGAAAACAGTATCCACATTAACTTGGAGAAAGCAGACGTTACAAGTCTTTCGCACGAAGTATTCCACGGAGCATTATTAGGTCTTGCTAAAAAAGACCCTAACGCATTTATTACGATGCGTGATAAGATTCTTGATAGAATCAGTGAGAAGCAATCGTTAATGGTTACTAATCCAGACGGCACCAAAGCAAAGGTTTCTGCTAAGGAATACTTATTAGATTTTCAAAAAAGATACAGCGGTCCCGAATATACAGAAGCTGACAGAGCAGAGGAGTTCTTGTCAGAACTTGCTGGGTTAATGAGCTTAGAGGATAATAATGTAGTTAAGGATAAAACCCTATTAGAGTCTATTAAGCTTACTATTAAGGATGTATTGAAGAAATTCAATGTCGAATTTGATTCGCTTAATGAGCTTCAGGAAACAGAAGATTTGGTTCAGTTCTTTAAGGATTTTAACCGTTCTGTAAAGACTGGAGAGTCTATTAATTTAAGCAGAGTTCAAGGTATTCAAGGAGTTGCTCCAACGGCTGCTCAACCTGCTACACAGCCTACTGCTCAAGTGCAACCTTCAATTCCTGCCACCAAATTTAAGGAAACGAAATCAGGTGGACAAGAAAGCGAATTAGTGCCATTGTTGACAATAAAGCGCGAGGAAAACTTTAAGCTATCTGATGAGGTAATATATGGTAAAACTAAGATAGATAAGAAAGGTAACGCTACGACGGAATTTTATACCAAGTTTAGCGAAGACAAAATACCTGTAAGCGGAAAGACTATATACTACGATAACGAAAACAACAAATTTAACCAATATAGAAAAGGTAAAACAGGTCAAAATGGAGAAGGAGGAAAGTCGTTAAGTGATTTTGAAAATGATTATGGTATTCCGTTTGATGAAGTGCTAAAAGGATTAGGCATAAAGCTTAAAGACAACGAAGAGGTATTAAATTTCAGAGTTGATAAGGAGTCAATTGAAATGCACCCTGTATCAGGAAAATTGAAAAAAGTGCACGGAAAGGTAGCTATTATACCTAAAGGCACTAATGGGATGAAATCAAAAGATACATATATTAGCTATTACACACCAAAACTAAAATACACAGATGCCATTACAGGAATTTCAACCGCTCAACCTGAAGCAGGAGCCGTTAAAGAAAGCGCTACAACAAGACCTGAAGGAGCGAAAAAGAAAGAGCCTATTGCTAAGGTTATTTCAAGAGCTGCAGACAAGGCGCAAGAATCAGTAAAAAAGACTAAGGGTAATAGAAAGCCTATCTCTGAAAGAGTTCCAAAGGTAGAAGGTATTATCGGTCAAGCTTTAAGAATTGAGCCAGCATCTGCTTACGACCTTGCTTTACAATACTTTATCGGAGGGGGTAGAGTTTTAAGGGGCAAAGTAACAAATGGCTCAAAGCCAGACCCCCATACATTAATTACCTTGTTTACAAGACCTAGACAAGGGTATTATGTTGCATCAGAAAAAGAGATGGCTAGCCGTGGATTTTTAACAAAGAAAGACGGATTACTAATAACAGAGATTGCGCATAAGTTATGGGAAAGCCAAGCTAATGAATACCTTGGATTGGAGGAATCAGAAATGCGAAGCGCAGTTGAAGCTGTATTGCTTGACCATACTACTACATCTAGTATGGCAAAAGATATTATTTCTAGACATGGCAATCCTGAGCAACGAGCGCTTATCAGCGGAGCGAATGATATGCCGGGTCTTAGTGAATATGAAATGTTTGTAGCTGGTCAAATAGCTAATGAATTTGGAGTATCCGTTGAAGAGGTTATTGAAAACCCAGAAAAGTTTGTTAATAAGGATGAACTAGAAGGTATGCAAGAAGATATGCTTACTGCATTCCAAATTCTTGATGAGCTTCAAGACGACGAGGCAATCAAAGAATATCTAGGCATATCTGCACCAGAAGACCTTTTCTTGGACGAATTGGTAGCAGAAGCTGCTAAGCCAGAGAAGACGCTTCAGGAGAAGAAAGCTGACCTTGAAAAGCAGATAAAAGCTAAGAAGAAAGAATTAGCTGCAGCTAATAAGACTAAAAAGGAGATGGGTGGCATTGGTCAAACATCTCTGGTTGAAGGAGTACAAACTACTATTGTTGCTCCTGATACAATGAAGCTTTATGAAAAGATTAGAAACTTAAAAGGGGAAATTGAAGACCTTAATAGTCAATTAGGAAAAATTGAATCAGCTATTGAATTTAAGGAGCGCAAGACAATAGATGCTTTTGCAGATGTTGTCGAGCAGAAGGTAGAAGAAAATGCACCTGAAGTTGCTCCATCAAATGAGGAGGATAAGCCACAATGGCTTATTGAGCAAGATGCAGAATATGCATTAAGAGATAAGGAGGACCTTGAGTTAATGAGACTTAGTGATGAAGTTTATTACGCTAAGCAGCAAATTGCTGGAGATAGGGATACAGATGTTGCCATTAAGAACTACAATGAAGTAAAAGCTAAAAGAGATGCTTACGAGAGTGCGGTAAATAAAAGAAGACAGGACAGGGAAGATGCAATAGATATTCAGTCGCTAATTGATGACGAAATTAATAATAGCGAGAATCCAAAATATGAATATGCGGAAGACTTTAAAAAGAGTCCACTATTAGCCGCATATAAGCATGCGCAAGACCTGCTTGAATATATTTCTAGTAGCGATTATGTAGAATATCAAGTTAAAACAGGATACCAAACCAGAGAGCAGGCTATAAAGGACCAAGAAAATGGCATAGCCAATTGGGGAAAAAGAGTCTTTTTACTGGAGACCGCTATTGTTAAGGAATCTATGGCGGAGCAGGCTGCTAAAACAGAACCTGCTAAAGCGGAGCTATCTAAAAAAGAAAAAGAAATAAAATCTCTTGAGGAGGAAATCAGACAATATGAGCTTGAAATCGAAGATGCCACAGAAGAGATTGAGAACACTAATTACAATTATCGTGAAGCAGTAGATGAGATTAAGGCTGAGAAGAAAGAACTTGCTGCTTCTTCATTAGATAGAGAGACAAAAGCTGAGCAAAGAGAAGAATTGGACGCTAGGTTAGAAGATGTAGCTGACGAAAGAGATACCTATATCGAACAATATAAGGACACTATTGCTGAAGCAAAAAAAGAGATTAAGGCTTTACAGAAGAAGATTGACAAATTATCTGTTAGGCAAAAATTCCAATTATCGGGCGACAAAGTAGAGGTGTTAAATAAATCTGGCATTGCAAATATCTTTACATCCAATCCTAGCCTTAGCAAGATTGGCACTCAGGAGCAGTATAAAAAATACATCAGTTCTATATTCCCCGAAAGCCTCATAGATAACATAGTATGGAGAGCCCAAAATGATAAGGGTCTTAGAAGGCACGCTGGAGTATATTTCTCAGCATACAAATCTTATGCAGATAATTACGGTAAAGCATATAATGTGCCTACAAAGCCGTTTATGTTGGATATGAAAAATCCAAAGGATTTATTTATTCATCACAAAGAGAGTAAAAGATTTGCAGAAAATATTGTTGATGACGTAAAAATTAGATTTGATGAAATTCCACCTAATGATATTGCTTTGTTAAAAAGCAAAGGGTATGATGGTGCGTTTGTTAACCTTGAGGAGTTTAAAGGATTCCATGAAGAGGAGAAGCCGGGTATAGAAATTGTTGCATTTGATGCTGAACAGATACACGCATTAGGGGATGAAAAAGATGCGAAAATGTTTGCAGATTATGTATTTTCAAATCCAACCATTAAATCACAACTTGAAGGTCCACAGATATCTCCTTTCCAAAAAGCTGACCCTACATATAAGTATCAGCTATCTGGCACAGAGGCTTCATTAAAACTGATTGATGAGGTTAGAAAGAAATACAATATGCAACACACCGCTGAGGAGATGGGTATTGTAAAGAAAGGTATGCGCGCAACAGAAGGTATTATTTCTAATAATATCGTTACACGAGTATTGAGTAAAGGTAGTGTTGCTGTAAATAAGATGTTCTCTAATGATAAGGCAAATAAGCTTTTAGGAAAGCCGTTTGCTGGGTTGCAGAATTACATAGCAAATAACGTAAGAAAAGGTCTTGGTAGCCAAAATGCTGCTGCTGCAAACGCATCTGCTATTGCAGTTTCTTTGATACAGAACCTTGGTTCAACAGAAGGATTCCAATCTGCTAGAAATAAGCTAAGCGGAGGCAAGAGTGTTGCTAAGAATCAGTTATGGCAATTAGGTAAGGAGCTTAATGAGATGATTAATAACGACAAGGTTGCGTTGCGCAGAGTACACTCGTTATTGGACCCTGAAGCATTTGAGGATATTACAGACCCTACATTGCCAGACAGCAAAGCAGACTTATCGTTTGCAGAGTTGCGCTTATTCAATGTATTGCGCGACATGAATGATTTCATTCACGAGTGGCACTATAGAAATGGATTCTTAGGAACAGGAGAGCAAGCTGACGCTTTATATGAGAAGAATAAGGGTTCTTATTTTGCTCGTATGTATAATGAGATAGAAACAGAAAGATTCGGAGAACTATACGATGCTTTAGCAAAGCTTCCTAATGCGGCTGACTTCTCAATGTTTAAGGAGCGTAAGAACTTCTTGGATGTTACAGAAAACCTAACACTAAAAGAAGACCCAATCTACATCACTACAAAGCGATTTGGACAGATGATGCAGAATCAGGCTATCTTAGAGTTCTGTGATTATGTAGCTAAGAGTAAAGATTACAAGATTTACAAGAACAAGGAAGACATTCCTGCTTCAGCAGTAAGCAACTATCGCTTATTAGCTCCTAAAAAGGGCGGCGGTAAAGTATATGGTCCTCTTACAGGAAAATATGTACCTGATATTGTTGCACAACAACTACAGGGCATTGAGTTCTCAAATCAGGCTATTAACTTAACATACCAAGCCGCTAAAATATTTGATAAGACATTTGCTCGTCAGGTATTAAGTAAAGCAAAGACCGTTTGGAACCCACTTACAAGAGCAGGTAATATTACAATGAACTTTGTGTTTGCGTCACTTGCTGGCGTAGACCCTATTACATTGCTTAAAAACAGACCTGCCGCTAAAGAGTCATTAGAAAGCTATGATTCTTATGCAAGAGATTTGGATGCAAATGGATTGCTTGGCGTGTCTATGGGTAAGGAGCTTAATGAAGAGAAAGATAAGAATGCAAAGATTGTATTAAGAGATGCAGCTAACAGATTACTAAAAAGAGAAGGCAAGGCAACGTCAGAGGTGGAGTTACCTGCAAGCGAAAAGAGTAAATTCAGAAAGATTGCATCTGACTTAGACGATATGCTTACAGAGTCTTATGGCAAATCAGATGACGTTGCTAAGGTTGCTTTGTATAAAAGTTTGGTGGACGATTACGGCAAGACTCGTGAAGAGGCAATTAAGATTGTGGCAGGTAGCATGCAGAACTATAATACAGTTGGTAAGGCTTACGATTATGCATCTAAGACGGTAAACAGATTCGTTAAGTTTAAGGCTGACTCTGCTCGTATCTTATATAACTCATTTAAGGACAGACCATTAAATTTAATGGCTACGCTTGGAATGTATTTAGCTGCACAAGCTCTTGCATCTAAGATATCTGGAGAGGATGAAGAGGAACGCAAAATCCGCGAAGAAAGACCATATACTAATAAGATTAAGATTGGTCCCGTTACTATATCCCTTACAATGAAGTTTGGAGATACAGAAGTTAACGTAGCTCGCTACTTAGCACCTTACTCTGTTTATGACGCTGGATATGATAGCAATTGGCTAAAAGATGCTTCAACGTACTTGCCAGTGCAATACGATGAGCATACATTTATTGCTGTAAATGACCCATTAATTGGACCAATAGTAAACTTAGCGGCAGATAAAGACTTCCGTGGAATGCCTATTTCAGACCCGGGAAAAACACCTTTCATAGAAAAGACCGTTACGGACGGAGAAGCTTTTTGGAATAGAGTTGCATTTGCAGGAAGAAACTTTGGAGCTCCATACTACGGATGGGGAGAGAATCTTATTGCGGCTGCTACTGGGGATAAAGATTACTATGGTCGCTCAAGAAGTATGTCAGAGGCTATCCTTAACACTGTAATCAAAGTTCAGACTGTTAATAACGAAACGCTTCAGCGTTCTTATGAAGGAGCACTTAGAAAATTAGATAGAGACATTGACAACATTGGTAAAACTATCAGTCATAAGGCAAATGAGAAAGCTGAAAATATCAGTGAAGAAGCCTCTAAAGAGGGAATGACAGATGCACGACTAGAAAAGTATATCGCTAACCAAGAGCGGATATTCATGAAATTCTATGAAGAGCAGCAAAAAGAGGGCGATAAAAAAATTATGGAATTACAAAGAGTGCAAGGAGTCTTAGGTAAACTACAAGAAATCAAGGACCGTAAAAAATAAGGATATGATACGCAAGGTAAAAGGAGGTTACAAGTTAACCTCCAAAACAACAGGAAGAAATCTAGGCACAGCTAAAACACTAGCTGGTATCAAGAAACGTGAAGCGCAGGTGCAGATGTTTAAGCACATGGCTGCAAATAAAAAGAAAAAATAATTGTAACTTTGGAAAAATAATACTACTATGGCGAATCTAATTGAAATGCAAAAAGCTAGAAGAGCTTCTCAAGCATTTGGAACACTAATGAGCGATTACTCACAGCCTGCTGGCGAAAGCGGAGAAAAAGAATCTCCACAAGAAGAGTTGCTATGCGAGATGCTTGAGGCATCAGCACAAGCTAAGGTATTTCACTGGCAAACAAGTTCTTTTGCAGAGCACGAGGCTATGGGAGAGTTCTATGATGGGTTTAATGATTTGATGGATAAATTCATTGAAGCATACCAAGGATGCTATGGTCGTATTATGGTTGGTTGCGACATGGAAGTTAAGCCATATACAATGGATGCCCCTGTTGCGTTTTTAACTTCATTTAAAGAGTATATCTCTACTGGAGCTAGAATGTGCGTACTTGGCAACTCAGCATTGTCTAACATCCTAGATGAAATCAATGGATTAGTAGAGCAAACTTTATACCGACTAACTTTTAAGTAATATGAAAAATGGGTTATACGCTAATATTCACGCTAAGCGGAAACGAATTGAAGCTGGTTCTGGAGAAAAAATGAGAAAAGTAGGGGCTAAAGGCGCTCCTACTGCAAAGCAATTTAAGCAGGCGGCAAAGACTGCTAAGAAGAAGTAAATCAGATAAGCATGAATGTATTAGATTTAATAGATGACACTGACAATAAATCTGGTCAGACTGTTGGTTCTACAGGTCAATCAAATCCAACTGACTTTACATTCATATCTCCATACAAAAGAGATGGTGGTATGTCTCCTGACAAGCAATTTTTAGCTCAAAGTCTGGGTGGCGTACTCAATAAAGTATCATATATTGGAGCAAATAAGGTGTTTGCGGATAGAGTTTCTTCTCAAATCCAAGCTAGTCAGCCTGCTAATCAAAATAAAACAGGTTTATTGGATGTAGCAAAAGCTGTTGCTTCTGTAGTTTTAAATAAACCAGATAGCACACTTGAAAATATAGTAGAAGTAGCTGACCCAACAGGTATGTCATCATGGGATGATGTATTAAAGTCTGCTATAAATACAGGTATGTCAGGAGAAACTGCATTAGAAGTTGCTGGTGCAATACCTTTCTTAGGTAAAGCTAAAAAAGCAGGGCAGCTTATAGATATAGTTTCAAAGGGCTTGCCAGTGACAGCTAGACAAGCTAGAAACTTAAATGCTTCCGTCGGAGCATTAAAAGCTGTTGGTAATTATGGTCCAAATGCAGGAAGAGCAACGGATGCAGTTCAGGCAGTAGCTCAATATAGGGAACAAAATAAAGGAGCTAAATCATCAAATCCAAAGGCATCTAATATAATTGCAAGTGGGGATTCTGCTAACCCTAGCACTAATAATCCCGCAATGGCTAATTATGTTGGGAAAGACTTTGAAAAATTTGTTAAGCGTCAATATGATGATAAGATAAATCAATATTTTATTGATTTTGTTAAAAATAGCAATGAAAAAATAAGCAAAGAGGACGTTGATGGCATTAAAAAGGACTTTATAGACTATATTAATTCGCCAGAATATGCCAAAAGGCAAGCTATGAATCCAGACGTGTTTCAGTCAAGCAATCCAGTTGATGAAAAATTCCAGCAAGATTTTGCAGAATTTGCTGCTAAATCAAAAAGAGATAAAAGGGGCGATTTGGTACGAAATGTAGCTTCTAATATAGTTAGTGGAGATAAATTTGTTGGCGATTTTACGCCACTACAAGGTACCGCTGGCTCACTAAATCTTTCAGAAAAATTACCCCTATCGGTATTAGCTCACGAAGCTGGTCACAGCAATATATATTATAACATTCCTCTTACTGAAGAGCAAAAGTCATTAATGGCTAAAAACAATGGTGTTCTGCCTGAAGATGATAGAAGATATATGCCAGAGGCAGAAGCTTCAGATATTGTGAATTCAAGTGAATATTATAAGACAACAAAGGGTAGAAGCTTAAATGATACAGCAAAAGATGTTAGCCCATTCTTAAATCAAAAAGAAGTAGATAAGTTTATTAAATTAGCTAAGCCAATATTTACTTCTGATATGGCTAAGTCTGATAGCGCATTTTTACCAGAAAGCAGATGGGCTAATGACCCACATATGGATAAAGATAGCCTTCGTCCAGCAGAATTTGCTAATGAGCAGTATGGAGATTTAATGGGCATTAGAAAGCTTCTTTTAAAGAATGGAATAACTAAATCATTTGGAGAAGATTTAGATGATGAAAAAATGCAAAAGGCTATTAATAATACTGAAATTACAAAAGACCCTTTATTTAGGAGATTCTACCGCAGATATGGAAAAGACAATATCATTGAATTGAACAATACAATTGCAATGGAAGTGCCAGTTAAGACAAGTAAAATTCAGACAGCATAATGTTATCAAGAGACTCAATAAAAGCAAAATTAGAGCGTTATGGTTTATCGGGAGTGAATAAACCTAAGCGTGATACACATAATGGTAAATCTCACGTTGTGTTAGCAAAAGATGGCGACAAGGTTAAGCTTATACGTTTCGGTCAAGCAGGCGTTAAGACCAATCAAACTGTTGGTCAACGTGAAGCTTTTAAGTCTCGCCACGCAAAGAACATTTCAAAAGGCAAAATGTCGGCAGCTTATTGGGCAAACAAAGTTAAATGGAGCCCAAGCAAGACAGCATCATCATCTAAAAAATGGGTTAAAGGCTCTTAAATAAAATGGCATCTATCCTAGACACAGTTACTGCACCTGAATCTGTAATAGAGCAAACTACTACAGCTCAGACTACAGCACCAAAGGTGGTTCAGCCTACATTGGTAAATGCTGGCTCACAAATTACCCCAAGCCCAGAGAAAAAGAATCTTGTAGGTCAGCTTAGTTCTGTATTGCCAAGATTAACTTATTATGGTCCAACTGAATTTCATACTAAGGTTGGGGATGGATGCAGTAGAATTGCCGCTTCGACAGCTCAGCAATTGTACGGAATTTATGACCCTACAAGTAGAGAGGATGCTTGGTATGCTAAAAAATCTGTATTAGATGCAGGAGGTAAAGAGGTATGGAATGAGTCTATGAAAAATGATTACAGTAAGATGCAAATAGGCACTTATGTAAGTTTAGATAGACCGGGAATAATACATGATTTTGATAGGTCCAGCAATAAAAAATACACATTAAATGATAACGAAAAAGTAGAGCACAGGGGCATTGTTGTAGGCTTTGATAAAGATGGAGTACCATTAATCAAACATGGTTCATCTTCTGGAAATACAGTAGTTCAACGTATAGACAAATTAAAACTACCTGATTATCCTTGGTCATATACAGCCAAAAGCGCATATACACCTTCTTCTATTATGGGCAAAGAAATTGTAGACAAAAGATTCTACACTAAACCAGAAGAGGCTGATAATCTTCAGTATATACCCGCTCAATCTAGTGTGGCAAAAATAAACGCTCAGCAGATTGGTAACAAAGGGCTAACCCCAATGAACCAGAAGCCCAATAACGGTTCTGAAAACGAAATAAAATTCATGACAGCTTTGAATAATAACTTATCAAAGCAAATGCAGATTCTTGGACTAAAGAAAAACGAGGCTAACTTGATTGCAAAGGTTGCCTTTGGCGTATTTCACAATGAATCAGAAGCTGGCACATCATCATTTCCTATCGGATTAAAAATGCTAGGTTCTACATTAGCTAAGGCTACCCGCATGAGAAATGCTAATCCATCATTAAGTGACGTTCAATTTAAGTTTGACACGCTTATAAGTAACGCAGATGGCTCTACAAGTAAAATAGGGAAAAGCCTATTAGAATTAGGGGTAAATAAGGAGGGATTATCAGATTGGACTCATCATAGAGACGATTATAACGATGAAGTTAACGCTGTTGCGGCTTCTGCAGCTGATGCGCTTGCTAAGATTAAAGCTAATCCTGAGAAGTTTAAATATGATGCAAAGAACCAAACTGTATTCGGCAATATTCCATTAGGTGTAGCATTAGCCGCAGCATATAGTAAAGGTTTCTCTGCTATAACAAGTAAAGAGTCTTTAATGAAACCTGATGATAAAGGAAGAGTTCCTTTTAATTACGGGACAAATGCTATGAAATGGGGCGAGCGAATCAAAGTAACTCCAAAGCAAAAATCTAAATAATTTTGACTGAACAAGTAGAATATATTAGGTATTGTCAGATTTGCGGAAAGGCAACTAAATACGCATCTAAATACGAATACAATAGAGCTAATAAGAACAAGACTAATTGTAAGACTTGCGCTTATAAAAGCTCTGTTAGAAAGAAGAAGTATCAGCTTATCCCTATTGGATGGTTTGATGCTAAAAAGAGAAGGGCAGTAGAGCGTAATAAAGAATGGGATATTACAATAGAATATGTCTGGCGTATATATCTCAAACAGGGTAAGGTATGCGCCTTATCAGGATTGCCACTAGATTTTGATGCAGAGAGCGACAATGGGACCGTGTCAATAGATAGGATTAAAAACGAAAAAGGATACGTCAGGCGCAATATTCAGTTAATCCATAAGGATTTAAACTACATGAAATATGTGTATGACCAGAAATACTTTATAAAAATGTGTAAATTAGTAGCTGAAAAGCATAAGTAAACACTCTCATCATGGCAAAAAGTAAATCATCTCAGTATTACGCAACGCACCCAGAAGCTCGTGCTAAAAAGCAGGCATATCAGAGAGAGTATAACAAACAAGCTTCTCAGGTTAAGAAGCGCGTAGAGCTTACTAAGATTAATCGCGAAAGAGGCACTTATGGCAATGGAGATGGTAAGGATGCCGCTCACACAAAGAAAGGTATAGTAATGAAAAAAGCCTCCGTTAATAGAGGCTCTAAATCAGATATGCCGGGCGACCGTCGTGCTAGGGGTGGGAAGAAATAACTTCATAGTACCCTACAAACACTATATTACCCTTATACTTTACATATACATTCGAATCACTTAGAGTTGGATACCAATCCGTTATTTCAACGGGGGTGTCTTGCTTGAATTTTGCTAAGCACTCAATATACTCTACCTTGTTTTTAATAACCGCTGTAAGTGTAATCCATCTTTCGGTGCTCTTTTTTACAGCAAATAGAATCCCTTTGGATTCAACAATATCTCCCGCCATTGGTCTTGTTCCACCATCTTCTGCTCTAATAGCAATAGTAACATAATGCCTGTTTCTTAAATCAATCATAATTGTATAAAGTCTTCTTCGTATAATACCTTCTTATTTAATTCAATCTTTCGTGGTGCGCGATACATATCTAATACATCAAGCGCCTTGACTATATAGCAATCAAATTCAGCGTTTGGCTTAACAATAACAAGCGCAATAGTTTCATCTTCAGTGGGCGATATTACCAGTGGGTCGTTAGGTTGAAATACCCATGAGTTGCTGTAAATCTTGGAATCCATGCAAGACTTAACATGCAACGGAGATGACCCGTTTACAAACAAATCTGCTTCATAAGACTTCTGTTTGGCTTCATAGATAAGAATGTCAGGAGATGAGCATTTTTTACCCTTACTTATTAAGTAGTTATATACCGCAAACTCAGCCATCTTGCCTAGGTATATATCCGACCTTACTTTGTTTTCATCTGTTTGGTTTCGGCTTGAATACATATCCTTGTTGGTATGATATACCTCACTAGAAAACAATGTACACAACCGCTCCTGATAATTACTTGGAGCGATAAGCCTTAGTTTCTTTGGTTGCATAAGAGATAATATGAACAATTAATTTGTAGTTCTTTTTCCCCATCGTTTCGTCAGGGTAAATTGATATGCCTTTGCAGAATTTCTTCGAGTCATCAACTATGTAATGATTCTTCTTCATAGTATCCTCTGCAATCTTAATCATAGGTATCGTATTGCTTGCATCTAAGCGACTATTGAAGTACAATGTAATCATATACTTGTCTATCTTTTTTGTGCGCTTAGGGAGCAGTTTAAGAAACAGGTTAGTCCAAAACTCTTTCTCTTTGATTCGGTATGAGAAGTGGCGATTGGCGTACCATTTATTAAGGGACAGGTCAACCCCGTCCCATTCTAATTCTATCCTTGCAATTTCGTTTGTTTCAATAGGTTCCATTAACAGCTAATAGGTTAGGGTTAGTTTCAATCGCTTTGATAAAATCTTCAATCATGTTCCTAGTGTACCTGATTGGCTTTGTATTGCAATATTCAATCAATCCCCTATTCCTTAAATTTCTAAGGTGTCGCTTGCTAATACCGAGCATTGTTGCTAGCTCAGTATCAGTGTACAACACCTTATCTAATGTTAGATGAATCATATTATCTAAACTTTTTCTTATCAATAGTTACCGTTACATCAAGCGATATAGGGTATCCGTTACTAGCGAGATTTACAACAATCTTGTTTAACAGGTTAAATCCAATAGTCCGTGTTCCCGATTCCAATCCTGAAATCTGCTGAACAGAATTAACGCCTGCGCGTCTTGCGAATTGAGCCTGTGTCATACCAAGCTCTGTTCTAATTCTTTTTACTAAGTCTTTTTTCATTCTCTTTCTCTTGTTGAAATTTTAGCTTTGCTTTAGCTATTTTTTCCTTGTGATAGTTTTCTAAAAATAAATGCGCATTATAGAATGCTTGATTAAATTGTGTTTCCATTTTGTTTAGGTTTATAAGGGGGAAATTAATCCCCCTCACATTATTTAATTGTAGCTCTTACCGTGGTAGAACTTGTACGAACAGGCGGGAAGTATTCCACTAACTCTCCTGTCTCTTCATCTAGCATAGTAGCCTTTTCTTTAAGACCCTTTGCAAAAGCCTCAATAGTTTTCAGCTTTTCATTCTCTCGCTCTACGATAGCCTTTTGCTTAGCCCATGCAGGAGATGCAGAATAGTCTGCCTTCGAGCCCGACTCAACAACTTTAAGGTCAACGCTGTTTACTTGCGATTCCTTTCTATCGTAATTACTTAATTCGTTGATAGCATGAGGTATTAAACCCTTCTCCATCTCTTGCAATATGAATATGAACTTTCTGCAAAGCGCTAAATCATTTAGCACGTCGCCGCCATTGAACGCTATATCCTCCAAATAGGAGCTGACCATTGAGGTCATTTGCTCCTTATTAGAGTGTACGATTTGGCTTTTCTTTAATTCGGCTAGTTCGTTCATATTACCAAGGTAAGTCATCAGTTGCCTCATTACTAAACTCTGCAAATTTAGGAGCAGGTACTTCTTCTGCATGTACTGCAACAGCAGTCTGCTCAGTAGGAGCTTGTGCTCTTTTCTTGAAATACTCAAGCAACTCATCGTCAAGCGCATCTGCCTTAGCTGATTCCTTTGCATCAATTGGCGCACCCAATGTAAACACTGGTACAGAATACTTAACAGAGCCTTTCTTTAAATCAAGTGCTGAGTTTACATCAATGTAATTGCCTAAGAATTTATTGCGATTCTCTTTTGAGAAATCGGACCAGTGCTGTAATATTGCACCCCCGATTGAGATGTTGACTAATTCTCCGTCAATCATTCCGTACATGCTCATATTGTACTTGCCACCAATCTCTTTGAGTTTAAGTTTGATGTCAGCATACAAGCCCTTAATCAATTCGCCACCTTTAAATGAGCGAACTACCAATGGTTCATTCTTAACCGATGTTACTTCATTAGAATAGATTGACGATTGGGAAGCATCGTGGAATCCTTTGATTGAAGCAAAATCGCGGAAATGAATGATTCTAACAGGTAACTTCAATGGAACATTTACCTTTTTCTCTCTGTCATAATAAGAGAAACATTTGTCGTTAGACGACCAAGTAACATACTTTGTTACTGGAGATTTGACAGCTTCGCTGTAAGCTTCTGCTCTTGCCATAATTGTATTTGTTTGGTTATTTGTTTAATTACTTAGCAAAGGTAATACATTGTATTTAGAAAAGCAATATGTTTATATAAATATTTTCAAAATATTTTAAAAAGTGCGTTTAGAGCAAACTGATAGGGGGAAAGTATGGGGGTTATGCTCTTAAAGAAAAATACCCCGCATAGCAGGGTACTTTTAGCAATCGTCCATAAACAAAGTTTATCTGTGCCAATTATATTTCTTTCTTATAATTGGTTCCTCATCGGTATAGGTTTCGTTTGGTTTCGGCAATGTTGTATATACAACTCCTGTGCCATTTGTTGTAGTGGTAGTAGTTCCTGACTTTTTAGGTACCCATGTAAGGATGTGCTTTTCTTTCATCATCTTATGAGCATTCAAATATTCTTCCATTGCAAGTATATCTTTTTTCAATCGCTTTAAATATACAGCCATATCTAATGCCTCTTCGTAAGCGTGCTGTACCCAATCAGAAGCGACTAAGTCTTCCCTATCCATTGTTGTTCCGTACTTCTTTAGCCCTAGTTCGGCTCTACTTGCTATATCTTTTATAACATCAAAAACAATGCTATCTGTAAATGTTGTTGTTTCCTTATTTGATTCCATGATATACCTTATATTCGATTAGTTTATTGTAAGCTATTTCTTCGGAGCTAAATGCCCCAATCATTTTTTTTGAAGTTCCATTTTGTATTTGAGCAATCCATTTTCCTGCAGTTTTGCAAAAATGAATATTACTATATTTACTTGTTTTGCATTTAAGTAGGCTTCTATGTATAGTATTTTCCCTATGCGTATTCCATTCTAGATTGCTTACTAAGTTATTTGCTTTGTTACCATCTATATGATTTACTGTCTTCTTGTTTAATGGATTACCTATAAATGATTCCGCAACAATTCGATGTACTTTATGAATTTTTCGAGTTCTATTTATAGTTAAAGTAACTGTAACATATCCATCTTTATCAAAAGAACCAGTTAAAATCTTTTCGTTTAAGATTTTTTTACCGCCTTTAGGGTGTAAGGTTTCTCTATTTAATGACTTTATTTCCCCTGCAGAGCTAACTTCGTATAGCCCTTCGTATCCTTTTATTGGAACCCACTTCATGCTATTCAATATTATAATCCTTCAATATATCTGATATTTTAGTTGCGCATTCAATTTTCTTATCTTCTTCGATTAGCTCTAATTTAAGTGCTACTTCGAACAAGTAGTCTGCATGGATAGACGCATTAACGAATTGGTCTAATATAAGGCTAGTATCTCCTGAGGATTCAGCTTTCATTAAAACATCCACTTGCTTTTCTAGCTCGCCTACAAGCTGATTAGTTAAGGATTTTATCTTTTGGTAGTTAAACTTTGATGCTACCACCTTTTCATCAATAAAATCTCTTAATGATTGGCAGTGAGCGTAATAGCGAAGCATGTCGCGAATCTCTTGGTCGGTTAATGGTCTTTTCATCTGTTTGGTTGGTTAAAAAAAATCTGCATACATAAGCACTGGTGCGTTCTCTACATAAGGCAAACTGCGCACTACATTGTATTCAAAGTGGTCAATTGCATCATCAAGCTCCATACCTTCATCAATTAGAACCTGAATCATATCGCCTACACAATACACTAATTTAAAATCAGTTGTCATCCCAATTACTGCTTCATCAAAGCCATCTGCTTTAACAAACTCCATGTCAGGGTAATTGTCTAGTATTTCTTGTAGTTTGCTCATTCTGCTTGGTTTAAAAATTGCCCGTCTTTCCGGGCTGTCATTAATTCTCCAATGCCCTAATTCTTAGGACAGAACAAAGGTATGTAAACTAAATGATTTTGTCAACAATTGGTTTACAATTTTCTATAAATATTTTAAACTCTCGTAGTCTAGCATAAGCTGCTTGGCGCTCTCTGCCTCCTCCGTGGGCTATTCGGTCAATATTTACATCAACAAACTGCAAGTCATTGGTAATTATCTCTCCGACTTTAATGCGCAATTCTTTTGGCTCGGTATTATCTTCTAGGTACTTCTTGCCCCATTCGATCGCCATAGCATAATATTTTTCGCTATCGTTGCTCATCTTTTTCTGCGTTAAATTTATCTAACAGCTTATTAAACTGAGCTACATTTATTTTAACCCAGTTCTTGCGAAGCAGGTATGCTTCAATGCGGTCTTCTGCTGAACCTAGCAACCAACGGCGCTTGCCTTTATTAGTATAGTAATCTTGGTTAAGCTCATTGTAATCAATTTCTACAATCTCCGTTGATTCGGGGTTGCGGTAGTATTTAAGTGAGATTTTCTTTTTCATTTTCTTGTTAAACTATCATTATCTAATTCTTCCATTAATTCCATCCAAAACATGTTATCATATAGTCTACTATAATTGATAACTCTGTCTACGGCAAACATTGCCATCTCAATTGCATCTGCTTTGTTAAGGTTGTATGATTGCTCTAATTCCTTAATCATGCTGACCTTCATTTCTTTTGGTGTCATGCTCATAACTTTATCCTGATTGAAAATATTATCCACGACAAAGTGATTGACGTAGGTAATGTTGTGAAGCCCACGCGTACTCTCACGCTAGGTAATACTTCGATGAATCGTCTTGTGACGTAAAATTGTGCTTTCATAACTCTGTTGCTAATGGGTTTCTATTAAATTTTCTAATCTCTCGTGCTCTTTGGTTTTTTCTTCTTTCGATTTCGGTAGCATCATATATCTTAAACCAGTTGTTGGTTAGTAGCCTTAATGATAACTTACTCTTGCAATCGCAGACAAATGCCATTTGAAACATAATACCTCGTTCATCAAACTGCTCTATCAGATTGGTATCCGAGTAGTCTTTGTTGCACACGGGGCAATTCAAATGATTCCGTGTTATTAAAGGTTTTCTATTTGCCATAAGTTTCATTATAATATTGTTCTGCAAATTCATCATTCCCTAATCCATTATCATTAATTTTAAAGGCTTCCATTATCTGCTCTTTCTCCATTTGTTTGGCTTGTTCGAATAAATCTCGATATGGTGTACCTCTCCATCTAATATCTTGGTTTTGTCTTATCTTATCAAATAACCATTCTACTGCCGTTTGTTTAGTTTCCATTGTCTGCCCATTTTTTAAGTTCGTCTACTGTTTTAATTAATTCTTCTATACTCTTTTGCCTTTCTTTATTTTGCCTTTCAGATAGCAAGCCACTACAATTAAGCAAAAATTCATTCCACCTTTCTTCTTGAGTATATTGATTGGCTTTCTGCTTGCGAATAAGTTTTTTAAGTATGCCCATTGTTTTATCGTTTAAATAAAGCTGGTTGTTTTTCTTCTGGGAAATGTCTATAACCTTTTAAGTCATAGGTAATGTATTGACCATTTCTAAATTCAACTATTATATGGTTTTCTAAATAATCTATTACTCCATTACCATATCTTTCGTCATAAACTCTATCACCTCTTCTAAATGTTATATCAGCCATTGTCTTGTTGTTTAGAAAATTTTTTTTATATGTTGAAATATTGACTGAGGTCTTTCCCAGTTTTTATACGCATCCTCTACCGCCTCTTCAAAATATTTTTTGAAGTAAGGAACTGCTGTGGGATAATCTTTGAAGAAATTTGCTAATCCAATATAATCTTGTAGATGATATAGTTCTCCCTGCGAATTACTATTAAATATTCTTTCTTGGTACTCTTCAATATCAAGAATTTTTAACGCTTCCTTAAATGTCATTTGTTTATTTTCCATTGTACTTTAAGTTTGGTAAATACTGCGGGTTAAAAACGCCAGTATGTGGTTGATGATTGATTGAATACGATGCCGTTAGCTTCTCTACACTTACGGGCTTTGGCGGTTCTGCTACCTCGCAGGATGCGCACAACATTGTTAATGCTAATATTCTATTCATATAAATACTTTTCTATTCCGTCTAATAAACCTTTAAATGTCTTTGCATAAACTCGTGAGAACTTAAATGGCTTATGCTTATCATACCATTCTTGTTCCATTTCTCGCATCTCTACCACGCAATAGTGGCTTTTAGAGCTAGCTTTCATAATTAATACATTAAGAGAGCCATCAATGTTCTTGCAAGGAATACCTTTCTCCCGAAGGTACTTCTTTACTCTGTTGGATGTAATTGCTCTATGAGTCATCGCTATCTCGTGTTAAAAAGAATACATCAATAACAGCTCCAATTGGAACTACATTTTCTGTTCTCTTGTCGGTAAATAATCCTAAATACCCTTCGCTACTCTGCATTAAATTGTAGTTTCGATTAAGATATCCTACAAACTCGCTAATCATTAGCTTGTTACTAGCAAACTGGTTAATGGTGTACTGACCGCCATCTTCCACTCCTCGGTCGTATGCTTCTTTAAGCAAATCTTTGACCTCGTGATTCAAATCATCTAATCTGTCTTCCATATTTGTTTAGTTATTTTTTAAAAAGCAATGCAATTACATCCATGTAATCCTTACATTCAATTACTTGGAATTTCTCATTCTCTTCATGTATCCATACCAAATACAATCTTCCAATCTTCAAATTAGTATTCTTCTCAATGATGTACTTGTATAAATTTAGCTGTAACGAATAAGCTTCATATTCGCATTCTTGGATAAAATTGATAGGCGCTTTAAATCGCTTACCAAACTCAGACTTCATCCGTATCTTTCCATTTGTCTTGTAATCCCAAATTTGCAGTTCCCCCATTTTTTCATTCCACATCAGCTTATCAACCATACCGCCGATACCCATTTCTGCATCTCCAATCACTAGCTCCATTGCAATAGGAACCAACGATTTAGAAGCCTCGTTATAGAACTCAATAAACATTCTAATACATTCATCCAAGCGCTCCTTTATTACATCTTCGCCAAACTTATTAACGGCAATAGATTCATCGTATGGAAATACCTTGTTAGCCCAATAGTTCTCTGCAAAGGCGTGTAGTAGTGTACCTTTGATTGATGCAAAATCACGCTTATAATCCCATTCCGCTAGCAATACCTCTGGCTCAACGCCTTTCTTCTTAGCAGATAGCTTTGCCATTTTCTGCGCATCAAACTTCTCTTTAAGTGTACCAATAAATGTAGTACCCGATACAAGCTCCTGCTCTCCAATAAAATACTTGTGAGGCTCATCATAATACTTGATGTGCTTAAACTTGGCTAACTCTTTGTATATCATATTCATATTAGTTTCTCTTTAATAGACATATTGGGCGACCCTTAATCTGCAACCCCTTGCAACAGAGGTCGCCACAATAGTCTGCTTTGTTTAACCCCTTAAACAAATATTAAAATGGCTGTATTGATACACCTGCATCAAAGTCAACCTTTATCTTATTAATTTGCGAATCTTGGTAGGTTATTCCACTCTCAACAAATCGAAATAGCTCTGATTCATCGTCCGCAATTCTATTGGTTTTAACATCAACATATCTTACAATGTCGCCCACATTCCCATCTCTGTTTTTAAGTATCGTGTACTTCAATGTATTGTCCATAGGAGCCACTGCTTGACCGCTTGCTTTTGCATCTACATACTTGTAGTAATCATCACGATACAATCCAATTACCACAATAGCATCCTGCTCAATGTTACCTGATGAACGCAAGTCAGACAGCTGTGGCACACGGCTAGTACGCTTCTCAATATCTCTTGACAGCTGTGATAAGCAGATGATTGGAATACCTAGCTTTCTAGATAACTTCTGCATCTTGTTACTTACAGACGAAACCTGCGCAAAATCGCTTTGGTCTTTAATCTGAACATCACGGATAAGCTGTAAATAATCTACTACAACCATATCAATCTTGTTCTTTCTGCATTCGCCTGCCAATAGCATTGACAAGTAATTAACATCTCTGTTATCTGAATCGTAAAAGAACAAAGGCAACTCTTTTAACATCTTTGCCTTGGACGCTTTAATCTTTTTAACATCCTCCTGCGTAATCCGATTTGCTTTTAAATCAGAATAGTTGTACTCGCTAATCTCGCTTGAAATGTATCTGTATAACAGCGATTCCTTCGGCATCTCTAATGACAAAAACAAAACCCTCTTACCTGATAAACAAGCGTATTTAGCATGCTCTAATCCTGCAATAGTTTTTCCCATTCCGGGTCTAGCTGCAATAATACTAATACCTTCTTGCCACCCGCCTAACGCATAGTTTAGCTTTCTAGAACCTGTGTCAATGCCACTGAATTTCAAATTACCTGCGTTGGTTTCCAGTTGGGCAATTACTTTATCGTACACTGACCCAATAGTAGTTACTTCTTCGGATACTGCTTCATCTGAAAGTTTAGCCATGCCATTGTCAAGCGTTTGCATCAAGTCAGATACCTCTGCTCCCGCAGTTAGCTTTGATTCAACAGCTAATACCATTTCTGATATATTACGCTTTGTTTCTAGCTCTTTTAACTCGGCGCACACCGCAGGTAAGTTAAAGGTACGCTTTGGTAGCATCGTTAGGATTCTAGTAGCATCAATGCCAAACTCTGATTCCTTTGATTTAAGCCACCGAAAAACATCGTAACGATTGAATGTACCTTTTTCAGCAGAAAGTGTAACACACGCTAAATATGAAGCTCCTAGTAGGTCTTGCGTAAAAGTATCCTTACTGATAATCTTTTTAGCATCTATAATTGAATGCGGGTGCTCCAAAATGTAGGCGATAACATCTTCTTCTAGTAGGTTATCCATTAACTCCAATCCTTTTCTTTTCTTTACCATGTGTCGGGTATGTCTAATTCAAATCCTTTTGTGTCGGCGGGCGCTCCGCCAGTTTCTTTTCTTTTTTCTTCTAGTGGGTTAACGATTACTTCATCTTCCCAAACTTTATGCTTCAAATATCTTTCAGGGTCTTTGCGATATACTGCTTCGGGTCTAGCTCTTGTGTAGTATGGTACTGCTATTAGGATTGCATCCTTTTCTGATTCCTTTAATCTACTCCATTGCTTTCTAGTATTTTCCTTTCCTACCTTCTTTCCGTACAGCTCCCAAAACTCATCAAACCTATCGTCTTTTTTACTACTCTCTTTATTGCTATTATCTTTATTACTAATATGGGTTAGATTATCCAATGTAGGAAAATCCAAGGTTGGAAAATCCAAGGTTGGATTATCTGATGTAGGGATTTCTTCTAAAACCTCTAATGGACAGCTAGAAAGCTGATAAGAGTAGATTAAATGCCCCTTGTTATTTCTGCTTTGTGTGCGAGTTAAGTATCCCGCCTTTTCTAATTCGATAAGCGCCATTCTTATCGCTGTAACCCCCTCCTTTGTTTGTAAACTAATACGCTCTGCACTAAAATCCCAACTCGCAGGTTTCGATTGGATATAAGCGTACACTCCCTTTGCTTTAAAGGTTAAATCCTTGTTGTTAAGCAAGTCATTAGGTACTACCCCGAAATTATTCTTAATCGTTACCTTTGCCATTTTTGCGCCTCTGTTATATCATTCGATAAAGCAACTATGTTTTCTACCAATGATTCAATATTTTCCATTATAAAGCTGTACCCTTCCATTTCTTCACTGATGCAAGAAAGCACTCGTGTATATTGGTTAAGCTCCTGCTCCATTTCTCTTTTGATTAGCTTGTTGCAGGCAATGTATGCCTCCAAATGCAACCTAGTCATCTCATTAAATTCTTGTGCCATATAAAAAATAAACCCCCACATCCGTTGCGAAGATAATGGGGGTAGTTTCAGGGTACTCCTGAATCCTAGTGGCAAGTCCGCAACTACCTGCCACTAGGTATGAACATCAAAAGTACAAACAATTTGTTTATTTAGCAATATGAGTGATGCTAATTATATTCCGTGAAGGAATCCCGATAGTACCTGTCATATTATGCGGGCTTCTGAATACAATAGTTCTGTCGTCATCTGTGCTATACAAATAGATTGATTCAATTTCATCTTCTAAATTCCCCAATCTGTACTTAATTCTGTACATCCAATCTACGCCTAACTTTTTAGGGTCAAATTTTAAATCCTCTACCTTGTAGATATTAATTACCTTGCCCGTAATGGACAATGCTGTTCTCAATAAACTTCTCATGTTTCTCTCTCTTAATTATTGTGCTAACTCGTCTAATGGTACTTGAATCTCGTATTGAGCTAATGTCCTATTTCCAGACTTCGCATATACCTCTTTGTAATCGGTAACTCGTGCTGTAATATGACCGCTCTTACTTAAAGTAACATTGATGTATTTAGTAACGGGCTTGGCAAATAGTACCAAATCAAATCTATCCATTCCATTTGAAGGATACTTCCCCCTACTGTCCCATTGCATCAATGCTGTTTCTAATTTACCTAGGATGACTAATCCATTTTCGTCTTGAATTGCTCCTGCAATCGTAACTTTTTGCCCGCCTCGTGTTAGTATGTCATACTTTCCACTTAAATACAAGTTGTAATCAAATTCAATCGGTAATCTGTTCATTTTGTTTTTTGTTTAAAAGGTTTGTTTAAATCTTACATTCTTAATACCAAGTTCATCGTAGAATATCGTGTCTATTTCATCTGAAAATACCTCGTTTTCAGGGTATCCTGATATGACAATAGGCTTAAAGCTCTCGTAATTACTTGGTGTAATTTGTGGTGTCTTTTTCTGTGTCATGTACACTATTAGAACCATTGTTGCTAGCGCTATTACGCTTATGATTTTCTCTAATTTCATCTGCTATATCGTTTCTTATTCCGTATAAATGAGAGGATACCATTAAGACAAGTATCATTAATAAAACCCCCATTAAAGCTATCATTTTAGCCTCGTCAGTAGTTGTTATAACACATTGCGCAATAAAGTAGGCAATGGAAAAAATTGATATTATTTGTATTCCTCTCATGCTATCCAAATTTTACCTTTGTTTTACGTTCTACATACTCTATAATCCTTTCGGTTACTTCATCGTTATTATCAAGCGCTTCATCTAGTAAAGCCCTGAAATGATAAGGATTAATTAAGGGCTTATACATCTTTGTACTTGCTCCAACTACGCCTCCGCTTAAAAAATGTAGCGTTAGCCAATTATTCTTTATCGTTACGCCAACAGAATCTATCGAATCGTAATCCTTTCTGTTTGTTACTCCAAATATCTTCATAGTACAAAAATTAAGTAGTATAAAAATCCAATCGCAAATGCCATGCAGGCAATAAATTCGGTGTGTTCTTTTAGTTTAAGCATCTTTTAATACAATGTTTAGTTTAACTGAATGACTTGACTGAATATCATCTGCATCGTAAATGCTTACTGAAAATTCCGTGTCGTAGTAGAAATGGATATCGTAAACCTTATCTCCAAATTCAAATGACGACCACTCGTCTAGTAAAGTTTCTACTACAATCTCAATCTCCTGCTGTGTGTTCCCAACCTTGCTAGAAACATAAGCTATGCCCGTGAACGGGTTTACAATTACATTAAACTTTGCCATTGTCAGTAGTGATATTAAGCTCATTTAATACGTCATCAACCACTTCCTTTGCACCAGCCATTGTTTCACGGCGTCTGATACCATTCCAATATTCAAAGCCTTCTTTTGAGGCAAAGAATGCGAATGCGCAACTGATGAAATCGCTGAACGAATCATATCTGCTTTCCAAGTATTGATTGTATTCGTTTTCCGTTCTGAATGCTATGTAATTATCTTTAAACTTCTCCTGCTCCTCCTGCGATAATTCAGCTAAACATTCCTTACCTAGATAAGCGCCTGAATCTCTAAATCTGCCTGACTCTGAATCGTCAGAAAACAAATCCTCAACAGCTTCGATTATCTTTTTGGTTACAGCCTCCTTTACTTTGGATAGTTTAGTGTCAATAATTTCCTCCAAGCATTCGCTTAAATCCTTGCCATCAAATGCCTTATTAACAATACCTTCCCAATAATCTCTGCCCATTTGGCTTTTATCCCAACGGAAACTAGATGCTAGCATATCCGCCATATTTAGGAACTTGCCCTCCTTAATTGTGTTGATTTTTTCAGCTTCGCCGATTGGCTCTAAATCAACCATAGCATCAATTAGATTTTGCTGAACATCTTCGGGTAACATAGCGATTAGCTCGCTTCCTGATAGTAATTTAGTCTTTTTCATATTGTTTTTGTTTGGTGTTTAAAATTACTTATTTAATGCCGTATGCTAGAAATTAGTAGACGAAACGGCGAATTGTGTAGACGACTACTCTTCTGCGTGCGCTATACATAGTAATATTAGCTTATCAACTTCATACGGGTCTATATTCTCATCTACTTGTGAACAATAGTCATTCCATACATTAAACTCCATTTCGTCTCTGTAAATATTTACAAAAAATCCTTCGGGCTTAATATTATTCCAACCTTTGTTGGCAATCTCTGTTTCAATGTTACTCGTTATTAATTTCATGTCAGTATTTGTTTATGGGTATTCGGTACTCTCCGCTTACATCATCCTGCTCTTTGGTAATATGCACTACAATCATTTTCTTATTGTAATGGATAGGAACTTTGCGCTTAACCTCGGCGAAAACCTCCTTAATGTTTCGGTAATTGCCGTTATAGAAACCTACAACAAAATTGCCTTCGGTATCATAAGCCTTTACCTTAACATTGTCTGTGGTAGCCAGCTTCATCTTACTCATCTGAATTTTTATTAGTCCAAATTGTAGTGTCATTATAAATGCTAAAAAGCTCCTTCGTGGGTTGCCCGTGATTTTCTTTTACCGATAAAGGTTCTGCTGTATCGTAAAGCGTTTCATAATATGTCATGTCAGGATAATCGCCTGATTTTGCCATTTGCAAAGCCTTTTCTAGTGCCATGTTGTAGGTGTCTGCTTCTACTTCAAAGTTTGCTCGCTCCCACATCGTTACTTTCGTGTCTACAAAAAAATTAAATGTTGCCATGTTCGTTATTGTTTAAGGGTTTATGGTTTAAATGACTGCGACTTCCGTTATTGTAAAATGTCCATGTATCGGATTCATCGCTTTCTAAATCTAATGCTACTTCAATGTTAGTTAATAGCTCGCCTATTGCTTCTGATTCTCCAATGCTAATGCAGTTACTCATCCGCTGTCTTAAAAGCTCTAAATCGTCTAATGCTAGATTGATTCTGCGGTCTATCATTGGTTTTGAATATGTATTTAATGTTCTCATTGTTTTTCGCTTTTAAGTCTTTCGTAAAATTCTGATGCAATCCACTCGTAGATGTCATTGTTAATCTGCTCAAATATCATCTCGCTATTCACACAATTATCCAATATGTCATCCACATCTGCTTCATCTAGCATATAATCGGTGTCATTGTTAGCGTTATACCTATCAAGGTTATCGTAAACATCTTTTCTGCACCACAGCGCTTGTGTGGCGTAGCCTCTGCGAAGTAATTCGTCAGTTAATTGCTTGGTCGTGTAATTTTCCATTGTTTTTAAAGGGTTAAGTGAAAATGGGTTTTCCCTTTTAGCAAAATAGCTGTGCGAAAACCTGATACAAACATACAACAAAAAGTTTATCTGTGTCAATAGTCTAGGTAAAAATTCTTGATATAGTACAACAGATTCTTTATTCTTCGCATATTTATTTTCATTTCTGCATATAAAAATCAAATTTCCAAAAAGGCAGTAGCTTTAAAGTTTTCCGAAAAACAAATAGCTCGGCGCGGTTCACTCTCAACAATCACACTCATCGGGCGCAAGCGGGCGGATGCGGGGCGGGAGCAGAATGCAGAGCAGAATGCCCTGCAAAAATCGATCGGGGCGGGCGCACGGCGGGGAGCAGAATGCAAAGCAGAAAAGCCCTGCGGTTCATGTAATGGCGTTTTTTACTACCTGAAAGCCCCGCCCCTTATAAGGATAAAAAAACCTGCAAAACATTTGTTTTATATATCTGCGGGCGCTATATTGCGTAAACTTTAAAAATCAAACAATATGAAAAACTCAAAAAAACCCCGTTACAGCGCTTTATACCGCTTTTTTTCCGCCATTTCGGCGCTTGCTATTGTTTCGCTCGCTGGATATTTAATCAGCTACGGCGCTATTATTTACGCCTTCGCCGTTCTACTTATGGGCTTTTTAATCCGCAATTTTGTGCTATTGTGCGCCCGCCAAGATGAAGACATAGAAAGAATGCAGGCAAAAGACGATTTCATCAAGAGAGACCAATTTTTTTACTAATCATTTTAACCCCTTGAATTATGGTACAATTTGAAAACATGGAATTCGAAAACGAAACGGCGCTACATGAATGGCGCTTGCTTTTCGACTTTGATTATTTTATTGATTATTATTCACAAGTTTAAACCCCAGTACAAAAATGAAAAATGCAGAAAAAACACCCCGCAACCCGATCCGCACAAAAGCAGATTTGAACCACCTTGCAAGAAAAGCAGCAGACCACCAAAGACGCCTCCGCCTATATGGTCAGGCGTTCCTAATGTTTTGGGGCTTCGGCGTATTCTTTACGGCGCTTTTCAGCGCTTCACAGCCTGAAAATAATGACTTTGCCCGAGACTTTGAATTTTTAGCCTTATTCGGGCTGTTGGTCGGTTCTTTCGGCTTCGCTTGTTTCTACAATGACAACAAAAACAACTAACAATTTAAACCCCTTAAATCATGAACTTACAAAAAATTAACACAGCTATTAATTTTTTCGAGGCTATGCCCGCAGACCTTCAAGAGCGCTACATAGATGCGCCCTTCAAGCGTATAGAATTAGACGAAACCCGATATGAATGGGATGAATTTATAAACCAGTCGTTTACATGGAGCGACACAAAAGAGGGGCACAATTTTTGGAGCGCCGTGCATCATATGACAGACCTTTCGCAATATGAAGCCGTAAAATTCAAGACACTTGAAAAGCCGATACGGGAGCACCTGAAAAACATAAGCGCAGAACTGCGGGCGATATTGTTTGACCAATACAAAAGCTACCTAACAGACAGCGAGCTAAATAACTTAATTGCGCAATTTACAGCAGGAGAAAAGAACGGGCACCTAGACGGGAAAACAACATGGTATGACTATATGGACAACCAAAACACCTACACATACCCAAGGGCTTTTTGGCGTGAATTGAGCACCGCTACAAGCTACGAGGCTGTAAATGTTCTTTCGTCGTATCAGCTCGAAGAAATAGAAATACACGGCGGGGGCAAAGCCCGCAGGTGCGAGCTAATTAAATTGAGCGCCCAACACTACGGGGAAAACGCCTACACAGCTAAACGCCTTGCGACCGATTCGGATAGCGGGGCAATACTTGAAGCAGATTTGTTGGAATACTACGACCGAGAAGCAAACAAGCGCAGAAGCCATAAAAGCATATTAGAAAAGACTTTGGAGCGTAACGGCTTCAATGTTCCTATGGTCGTTTATTGCCCACGGCATAAAATGCACATGGACAGCCGTATCAGTTACCGATATGGCGTAGGAATAAACTACGAAACAGGACAGCCCGAAGCTATTGAGCTACACTCGCACGCCCTTGTAAGAAGCCAAAACGGCTTCCGTTTTTCTGCTTCAATATCAGAGCTAGAAGCGAGCGAGCACCTTGTTTACGTCAATCACAAGGAATACGAGTACAAGGTTTATATGATAATTCAAAGTAGTTCCGTTTATTACGATATTGTTACGCAAAAATACTATTTCGAGGACGTAAACCCATGGCGGGAATATATGTTTTACGGAACAGCAGGAGCGCCCTGCAAGTACATTAAAATAAATTCAGACAATCAAATCCCGATTGCCTTTGAATATTTCGGACAGCGATTTGCGCCAGTGCATACCCAAGCACGGGGCAGTTATTCGGCGGTTTGGTATTTCAGCAGAGAGAGCGCAGAAAATGCGGGGCTAATTTTGAACACGTGCCCAAGTTGTGGCAACCTGCATAGCCAATATCATGACATTGAAGAATGCGAGCAAGCTAATTTCACAAATGAGCGTTACAGCTACCACAGCCAAAAGCCCCGCTACATTTCAAGCCGTAGCGAGTTTAAAATAGGCGTAGAAATTGAAAAGGAAAGTTTCAAGGGAGCACGCCACAACAATCGGGAAATATTCCGCTCCTTCGGGTGGGTCAAAGAATCAGACGGAAGCCTTGACAGCCGTGTAGGTTACGAGCTTGTTTCGCCTGCCTTCGGTTTATTTGGTAATAACCTGATAAAAGAAGCGGAAAAATTAGAAGCTAAATTTCCGAGCCTAATAAACGGCGAAACCTCGAAAGCCTGCGGGGGGCATATCCATTTTTCAAGAGCCAACACAAGCGGAGCGGATACGCTCGAAATGTATTGCGGATATTTACCTTTGTTGTATGCGATTTATAAGACCAGAACGAAAGCGAGCTATTGCGCAGGAAAAGAAAAGGATGAAATGAAATACAGCCGAGACAAATACCAAGCCGTTAGGGTTTTAGATAACCGCATAGAATTTAGAATTTTCCCCGCCGTAAAGAATGTTTCTACGCTTGCATGGCGCATCGAATTGCTCCGCTACATGGCAAAGAACCCGACCGCTTCGCCCGTTCAGGTAGTTAATGACTTATGCGACAAGCGCACGAAATTGCACAAGCTATTTTTGGAGATATTCACGGAGAAAACAATCTACGCCCGTGCTATTGACACGCTTAACATGGCGCAGAAATACGACCGCAATTATTACAATATTGATTTTTCAAAAGAGCGCACGGCAATAGCCAAGAAAGCAGAAAAGACAAAAGTTTAACCCGATCTAAATAGTACCAGTACAAAGCAGAATTTAAACAACAATTTTAAACAACAATTTTAAACCCCTTTTATTATGTGTATAGCAATTTTAAACACCCCTAATGTAACATTTCCAAAATCAGTTATTAAGACATGTTGGGAAAACAACGGCGATGGCGCAGGCTTAATATGGACAAATACAAAACATAAGACCTTGCACACCTTCAAAGAACTTGACAGCGTAGAAGCTTATTACGCCAAGTATATCGAAATCCGCAGGAAGCACCCGAAAAGCAAAGTAGTTCTACATTTCCGCATCAGCACAAGCGGGGGCGTAAACCTACACAACACGCACCCATTCAGCGTAAATAAAAACCTTGCTTTTGTTCACAATGGCGTAATAAGCGAGCTAAACGGAATAGATGCAAACCGCTCCGATACAAACCTCTTTAATCTGCGAGTTTTACAAAATTTGCCCGCAGGTTTTGAGCGTAACGAGGCAATTGCCAACCTAATAGCCAAGTACATCGGACATAGTAAATTAATCTTCTTAAACGCCTTAAACGAGCACACAATTATAAACCCAAGTTTAGGCAAAACAGACCCGACCTATTCGGGCTGTTGGTTTTCAAATAGCACCTATAAGCCTAGCGCCTATTATGATTATGGCGGGAAGCAGATAGCAAAGGGAAGCACCTACAAAGCGCCCGCCGTTCCGGCATACAACGCCAGTGCTTCGAAGGTTTACCGGTATGGCGATGTTTGGAACGAAACCCTACAACAATGGGAGCGCCCAACATACCAAGCGCCCGCACCAAGCCCCGCCGTAAAGCATTGGGATAGCAAGGCAAACGATTGGAAAGCGCCCGCACCAATTAAGACACAAACGGCGCAACCCGTAGACAATCCGCTTGATTATGATTTTGACGAGACCGACCCAAGTTTTGACCCTGATAAACTTTCCGACGATGCTTGGATAGAATGGCAATTACTAACAGCATCAGAACGGAGAGAACTGCGAGAGCTACGGAATAAGCCAACCAACAGCCTAACGGCTACGGAATGGCAGACCCTGAACGCCTACGAGCTCATAATTGACCAAGCCACCTACGGGGATTATTAACAGCCCCGCCCAACAGCGAAAGCCCTGCAAATCTGCGGGGCTTTTTTTATGGCTTCACCCGATCGCCACAACGCCAACAAAAGCAGAAACAAAGCGGGCTAATTATTCCCAGTACAACGCCCTCCAAAACCGCCCCAAATTCAAACGATAAACAGCACGGCAATACAACAGCACAGCAAGCAGGACAAAAGCCCAACAGACCGCAAAGGATAAAGCCGTAGCGCATTAGATGCAATAGCAGGACACTGCGACCGCAGTAACTGCAAAGCGGAAAGGATGCAACAGCAGGAACTGCGATACATCACGGCAATAGATTAGACAGCACGGCACGGCAATACATTAGACAAATGATTTTCGCAGTTTTGTTCGGCAGGTTATTTCATTATTCCAACCCGCCACACAGCACCGACAAAACAAGACACCGAAAGCCCAGTACACCCCGACCCACGGGCAAAATAGGAAACGCCAGCGCAGAAAGTGCCCAAACAGCCCTGAAAAAGCGGTTTTTCGTTTTGCAAAGCCGACCCCACCCCCTTTGATGTAGCCGTTTTCCTTTATTTTTTCGCGGGCTATGGAAACAATATATAACCTTCCACGCACAACTACGCAGTCCAAATTTTGAAACGCAAAAAGCCGACCCACTCGGTATTGTAAACAGATACATGCCACTTAGCTACCACTTATACAGAAGTACCTGCTACCACAGAAACCGCCCCAACCGCACGGATAAGCGGTATAACGCATCTAAAATTGCGAATAAGAATAATATGTAGTAGTTTTGGCTAACAAATACCAAACAATTTAATTACTATGCTACAATACGACATTAAGCAGTCGCCACCTAATACTGTAATTGTAGAGGTTGGGACAGCCATTGATGACACAGTTACATTCGGTAAGTTAACGATTCATATTGACCCACTATTCAATCCTACCCACTACGCAAGAATCTACGGCAGAGTAGTGGCTGTACCAGACAGTCAACCCGTAACAGAACATGGCGTAGCAATTGACGATTATGTCAAGACAGGAGACCTTATTTACTTCCACTATTTAACGACTAATGATGAAGCGAACTGTATCTACGGGAACTATTATAAAGTACCTTATTATTGGATTTTTTGTGCTGTTAGGGACGGGAATATTCATCCTGTTGGAAGCTGGACTCTCTTGGAGAAATATGTTGAGGAGAACTTTGACACAGTGGAAGTTAATGGTCAACGGATGGAAGCTACTTTAAGTGCATCTGGCTTAGTAACAGGTGTGTTTAAGAAGCCTTCTCAGAAGTATGCAACAGTAGCTCATATTGGTAAACCATTGCGTGGGGAACCAGACCTTGGATTGCGTAAAGGAGATAAAGTGATACTTGATAAAAACAGCAACTTTGAGAACGAAATTGAAGGTAAAAAATATTACACTGTAAAACAGGAGTATATTATAGGAAAAGCATAGATTTTGTTAAAAAAGTGCGTTTAGAGCAAATTGAACTTCATCAGATTATCCAAGGTTGGATTTTCCAAGGTTGGATAATCTAACCTTATATAGTAATAAAGATATAGCAATAAAGAGAAAGTAATAAAAAGTATATAACCGAAAGGCGGAAAACCGCCGCGAAGCAGGAAGACGAAGTCTCTCCTAAATGACAAGTCCCCTTTAGGGGATTTAGGGGAATGTAAGTCAGATAAACTAATAAGCAGTTCGCCGTAGCGAAAGCAACCCCCCTGTTCCGCTCGCCCCCCTTCGCAGTTAAACGTAAAGACATGGCATTATTTAACGAATCCGATTTTGCAGAGTGCTGCATCCCAATCTTTGGAAAGGATATCCATAAGGACAAATCTGTCACGCAGATATTTGGTCGCATACCTGCTGACCAGATTCCGCTAATCAGGTACATTGCTTTGATGTATGACCAGAAGTCTCCTATGCGATTAAAGATTTCTGACATACAGCTTCGTAAGGAAGAGTGTTACGAGATGTCTGAGCTCAAAGAACCAAAGGATGAAATCTTTGATTTAAGCCACGATAATATACTCGTCTATATCAATGCCTACCTGAAGCATCAATCGTCTAAGATATGGGCAGTAATGACTGCTAACGAGGAAGTGTTGTGGCAGTATCAGCAAGAACTTTTAACTCCGATTGTCAATTACAAGAATGACAAGGATAAGTTGCAAGCTTTGGAAATTAAGACTAAGCTGATGCAGGAGTGCGACGCAATCATTAAGCGCATCGAAGCTTATGAGGAGAAGATATTTGGAGACAATATTGACAAGAAGAAAGAGATATTAAATTTAACGCCTGAATCAATAGCAAATGTATAGACAACACCGATACGGCAGCAAGCAGAATATCAACGGGATTGTAGTAACGATTCCGCCAAGCGGAACTGTATATAATATTCTGACTAACCAGTGGGAGAAGCGGGATATATTCAGGCGTTCTGCTAAAAAAGAAAACCAATATTGGGAGAGACCTTTACCACCAGATAATTATGAAGCTAAGCGAAAAAAGGAAATTGCTGCGCAAAAGACCAATCCGGACTACTACAACCCAGAACTCCAAAACTACAGAAACCAAGAATGGGATAGGCGCCTTAATGGTTTTTGGTTTTATAATAACGGAGTGCCTACTTATGTTACTGGGTTACATTATTTTTACTTGGTTCATTGGAAAATTGACATAGGCTACCCGCATTTCCGTATGACGGACGTGCAGTTCTTCTATTTCCTTGAATACGTTATGCAGGACCCTAACTGTCTTGGTATGATTGAGGTAACAAAACGTCGTCAAGGAAAGACAATGCGTGCGGGTGCTTTTCTGTTTGAGCTGACATCGCGCAGCAAAAACAAAAATGCTGGTATTCAGTCTAAGACATTTGAGGACGCTAAGGAGAACGTATTTGCTAAGGGCGTTATTATGCCGTTTAAATATTTGCCCGATTTCTTTGTGCCAATCTATGACACAGAAAAAGGTCAAACCCCAAAAGGAGAACTAAGATTTTTTAAAACAAACAAGCGTGGCGCTAATGACGACATTTTTACTGAAAAGGTTGAGCTGGAATCAAGTATTACTTTTAAATCAGCTGATAAATTTGCTTATGACGGTATGAAGCTACATCGCTATTTGGCGGACGAGGCAGGTAAAACCAAGAATGTGGATGTGTATGACAGGCACCAAGTCGTTCAGTTTTGTTTACAGCAAGAGGAAAACATTATTGGAAAAGCGCTTTATACGACTACAGTAGAGGAAATGGAAGATGGAGGGGCATCTTTCAAGGAATTGTGGTTAGCTTCCAATCAAGAACAGCTTGACGGAAACGGCAGAACAAAATCTGGTTTATATCAATACTTTATGCCAGCCTACAAAACTTTGTTTTACGACCAATACGGTTTTGCAGACGAAGAGAAGGCGAAAGAGTATTATATGAACGCTAGAGCAGCTTTACAAGACGACCCGCGAGCTTTGGCATCTTATATCCGTAAAAACCCGTTTACCATACAGGAGGCATTCTTCTCTGAAGCAGATAGCTGTTTGTACGATGCACTTGCGATTAATAAACAATTGGAGACAATAGCGTGGGTTGACGAAAAAGAATTATATTTGCGCGGAGAATTCATGTGGGATAAGGGTGTTCGTGATAGCAGAGTAATTTTTAAAGAGACCTCTAATGGCAAATTCTTGGTACACAAGAAGCTGAACGTGTTAGAGGATTACAATTACAATGATGTCCAAGAATACGGCACAAAGAAGGCGCCAAAGCATGCTACTAAGTTTGCAATGGGCGTTGACCCTTTTGACCACTCAATTATTACCAGCAAAGGTTCCGATGGAGCATGTTACGTATTTCGCAAATACGATGCAACAGATGAGCTTAGCGAAACCTTCTTGGTTGAATATCTTAACAGACCTGATACGGCAGAGATATTCTACGAGGACATGATTAAGCTAGTCCACTTCTTTAGCTGTCAAGCACTAATTGAGGACCAGAAGATTGGATTGATTAAGTATTTTGAGGCTAGGGGTTACGAGCGTTTCTTGTTTAGAATACCAAATTCTGCGAAATATGGTATATCTGCTTCACAGAAAACGCACCAACAGATAGCTGAGCAAACGGAGATTTATATAAATGAAAATTTACATAAAGTAATTTTTAAAAATCTTTTAGAGGACTGGTTGACGTTTGATATAAAAAATACAACTAAATTTGATGCGGCGATGTCAAGTGGTTACACATTGATAGCCGCAAGTGGGTCTAAGTTTGCGCAAGCTGCTAAGCCAGAACAGAAATTATACGATGTAAGGGAGATATTCCTATAAAATTATGAACGATAATACAATTGGACGCGGCAACGGGTTCCCATCCCACACAGTAGAATCTTCGCAGAAAGATAAGAACTGGATTGCTAAATACATTAAAGCCGCTTGGAGCGAGTTTACCACATACTATCCTAACCAGATGTATAATGGTCGCGATAAGTATCATGAGATTAAACTCTACATGAATGGTAAACAGTCTGTCAGCAGATACAAAAAGCTATTACAGCCTCGCGAAGTAGCTAATGAGGACCAATCATGGATTAATATTAACTGGGATATTCTCCCAATTATTCCAAAGTTCCGCCGTATTGCGTTATCTACGCTAATCAAGTCAAATTATGACATCTCTATTGATGCAATTGACCCGTTAGCGCAGGACGATAAAGACAAGTTCTATCGTGAGAATGCCGCTAAAATTGCATTGCGGCAAGAATTTGAAAAGCAAGGCATGGATAAGGAAGAAGTTCCAGCGCCAGATATTGATGCCAAATCAATTACAGAGCTTGATATGTATATGAACTATTCATACAAGCATCGCATGGCAATTGAACTTGAGCAGGCTATTGAGCTTATAATGAATCTAAATAAGTTTGAAAATGAGCGCGCCAAAGTAATTGAAGACATTCATGATTTAGGAATGGGTGGTTATCGCGAATATTTTGATGCTACAGGAGCAATTAAGATTAAGCGCGTAAATCCAATGAATATGATTATGTCATATACAATGGACCCGACATTTAGAGATATCCAATACATTGGAGAGGTTAGCGAGTACACATTGCCTGATTTAAAGCAATTAGCTGGCGACCAGATTACTGAAGACGAATATCTTGCTATTGCAGAAAAATATACAAACAACAAAGCGAATCCGGGCTCTGTTCGTGACTTAAACTCGTCATACGATAAGAATTACGACGGTTTCCGTATTCGTGTATTGGAATTAGAGTTCTTCTCTTACAACTCAATGATATTAGAGGAGCGTGTTAATTCTAAGGGTAACAAAGTTGTTGGTCGCGCTGCAAAGATAAAGAACGGCAAAGGAGATAAGAAATACACAAAAACTGATTACAAGGTTGTTTATACAGGTAAGTGGGTTATAGGGTCTGATATTTTCTTTGATTGCAAGTTAGCTACAAATATGAAGCGAGCTAAATCGTCAATGACAGACACAACACTTAGCTATCATATCGTTGCTCCGCATATCTATCAAATGGCTACCTATTCATTAGGAGACCAAATGAAGTCCATTGCTGACCAAATTCAGTTGGCATGGTACAAGCTTCAAAATGTTATGCTTCGCGCAAGACCGCGTGGTATTATGATTGAGCTCGGTGCGCTAGAGAACGTACCATTAGGCAAGGCAGGTCGTGCATTAAAGCCTATGGAAATTATTGATTTGTATAACCAAACGGGTAATCTCGTATATAGAAGATTAGATGACCAAGGTCAGGCAAGTAATTATAAGCCTATTGAAGAGCTTAATAATGGTATCGGAAGCGAAGCTACCGAATACTTTAATATTATTAAACAGAATATTGATTTACTTAGGGATATTTTAGGATTCAATGAGATTACGGATGGTTCAACGCCAGACCCTCGTATGCTTAATGGTGTAGCTCAATATGCTAGCGAGTCTACTAACAACTCACTTGATTACATCAAGCGCGCTGAAAGAGATTTGATGGAAAGATTATGCTATGATTTAACATTGCGCATTCAGGATTCTGCGGCATCAGGTAAGATTGAAGGGTATGTAAGAGCATTAGGAAGCTCTACAGTTCAGTTCTTTAAGCTTGACCCTAATGTATCTGCTCATGAATGCGGATTAGTTATTAGAGAGAAGCCTAATAAGTTTGAGCAGGAGAAATTTGCACGACGAGTTGAGCAGGCTATTGCTAGTAACCAGATTACCTTAGCAGACGCTATGATGGTTGAAAATCTTACTAATATCAAGTATGCTGAGGTTTTATTAGCATACAAGATTAAAAAGAACCAAGAGGAAATTCAACGTAGAGCAATGGAGCAACAGCAAATGAATGGACAAATTCAGATGCAGTCAGCTCAGGCAGCAGAGCAAGCTAAGCAGCAAACTATGGCACTTGAAGCGCAACTTAAAGAGCGTTATTTGCAGCTTGAAAAACAGCTTGAATCACAGTTGCTTGCTATGAAACTTCAGAATGAAGCATTGATTGAACAAGGCAAGATTGAGGGCAAAATTAACACATCTAAAATCGAAGCTGATTCACGTGAATATATTGCTCAAATCAAAACTTCTGCTGAAAAATTAAAGCAGTCAACAAAAGAAAAAGAGAAATAAATTATAGATTTGCATAATCAAACCAAACAATACTATGGCAGAGCCAATTAATTTAGATGATTTATTGACGGAAAATATCGTTGATGATACACAACCGAGAGACATCACGCCTGAGTCAGAAAAAGTTACTAATGATGATATTAGCGACGAAGATGAAGGATTTGATAACAATCTTGGGGATGATTCTTCGCAAGAGGAGAATCTAATTACAGAAGAAAATGAGGCTGAGGAAGAGGAAATCATTCTAGGGAATGTAAGCGATGAGGAGTCAGAACAGGTGTCTGATGATACAGAGTATTCTTTAGAAGATGAGGTTCAGCAACCGCAAGCCACAGAATACCAATTCAAGGACGACTTCATTAAGAAAGCCGTAGAGTATTACGAGACGTATGGTACTTTACAACCATTCTTAGAAGCCACAAGCGTAAATTACGATGCTATGTCGGATGTTGAGTTACTTAAACTCAAGTTTGACAAAGAAAACAGTGATTTAAGCGAAAAAGCGCGAGCTAGGCTGTTTGAAAGAGAACTTGAAAAATACAACCTTGATTCCTATGATGAAGACGAAGCTGAGGTCGGTAACGCGTTATTACAGCGAGATGCTAACAAGTTACGGAAGAGCTTTAAGGATGAACAAAGTCAGTTCATTCAGTCTATTCAACCAGTATCAAGAGAGGAACAAGCACCTCAGTTAAGTCCAGAAGAAATCGCTGCTCAGCAGGAAGCTAGCCGCAAGATTGTCGAAAGGGGTATTTCTGGGGTAGTGAAAAACAACTTAATTAAAATTGACGCAGGAGGAGAGAACTTAAACTATCAGATTGCAGATACGAGTAAGGTTGTTGATTACGCGCTAGACTCAAACAAGTTTCTGTCTTCATTTGCTAAAGACGGGGCTATTGATTGGGATAAATGGACAAAAGTGGTTGCGTTCGCTGAGAACCCAACATTGTTTGTATCAGAATTGATTAAGCACGGAAAGTCACTAGGACGTAAAGCAATGGAGACGGAGTTGAAAAACGCCACTCCTAATATGACTTCAAAGGATGTAGTACAGAGCAATGAATTTAACAGCCCTTACGAAAATCCTGTAGAGTTCTTAAAGGGAATGACTGTTAGAAAATAAGTTATTCACAATTAAATTTTTATTACAATGGCTATTGGAGCAGGTAATATTGACCGTACCTTTTTGTCTACGGTTTCATTTACAAACACGTTAGAACAACGTGAAATTTTAAAGGATGTATTAGACATCTATGATGAAGAAGCGTCTATGCTTGACGTATTAGATTGGACTGGTAAAGCTAAGGCTACAGCTCAAACTGAATACTTCACAGTGCAGAACAACTTCTTGTATGCTACAGCTACAGTTAAAACTCCGGGTACTTCTGCGGGTTCTGCTGGTGCTTCTGTAGATATCACTTGCGTAGGCTCAACTTCTGTTAAGCCAGTAGTTGGCGAGTTAATCTTGTTTGCTAACGGTGTTGTAGGTTATGTTTCAGCTATTTCTTCTGCAACTGACTTCGTTATCACTGTTAAGCCTGTTAACTCTGCTGATGCTATCCCTGCTGTTGCAACTGGAGCGAAATTATCTTTCTTCTCTAACGCATACGCTGAAGGAACTGCATCTAACCAAATGCGTAAATCAGATTTGATTAAGCGTTCAAACAAGTTACAAATCTTCAAAACTAAGACTTCTATCACTGATATCGCTTACGGTTCTAAGATTGAAGTTGAGTTTAAAGGAAAGCCTTACTACTTCTTAAAGCAACAACATGATGCATATTTAAAGCACCGTATGGATATTCTTTATGCTATCTTGTTCGGTCGTGAGTCAGCTGGTTTGACTGATGCTGCTGGTAACGCTATCAACACAACTCGTGGTTTGCGTGACACTATCGTTAACGCAGGTGGTATTACTTCATCTGTAGCTACAGGTGGTACAGTTGCATTGTCTGACTTGTCAGCTTTGTCTCGTTTGATGGATGCTAACCGTTGCCCTTCAGAATACTTGTTATGGGCTGGTGCTGATTTTGATAACGCTTTTGATACTACTATCACAGCGGCTACTCAATTTGTTAACGGCGCTATCAACTACGGTTCATTCAATGGTAAGAAAGACGTAGCAATCGCTTTGGGTGTTAACTCAATCGCTGCTTACGGACGTACTTTCCACAAGAAGCGTTTAAATGCATTATCTCATCCACAAGTTACTTCTACAGCAACTAACGTAAACTACACTAAAGAGGCTTACTTAGTTCCTGCTGGAAAGATTAAGGTTGAGCAAGGTGGTGGACAGGTAGACCGCATGATGGTTCGTTACCTAGAAATGCCTGAAGGATTGAACTCTCGTTTCCGTGAGAAGATGTTGGGTGGTTTAGCGCCAACTCCAACTTCTGATACTGATACTTTGGACATCGTTTACACTTCAATCGAAGGATTGGAGACTGTAGGTAATGACCACTTCGTTAAGTATTCAATCTAATTTGAGTAAACTAAGGGGGAGGGAAATCTTCCCCCTTTTTTAATAAAACCAAACATAATACAAATGAAAGCATCAGAATATAATCAATTTTCGCCTGCGCTTAAAAAAACAATGAAGCCTGACGAAAGAGCAACGTATCGTATCTTAAATGTCAAGCCAGATAACGATAATCCCGGAAAATTTTTAATGCCATCTGCATATCAGATTCGTCCTACTGACGTCGTTTACGACAAAATGAAGAACGACTTTGTTACGATTGCAGCAATTGAGCGTCAAGACAATGATGGTAATCCAGTGTTTTTGAACATTGTATTTACATCAGCAAATATGGGCTACCTATTTTTAAATGGAAGTAACCCTGTTCATCAAAAAATATATCAATACTTAGAGCTATCCAATTACAACGAATCTAATAAGGATAGAAACATGGAATATGAAGCAGTCTTTTATCGCGTAGATAATAAAAAAGAAGCGATGGAAGAGCGGCAAATGCGTAAATTAATCGTAAAAGCTGTTAATATTGCATTAGATTTAGATGACAAAAAAGCCAAAGAGGTAGCATTAGCACTAGGTATTGATGCTGAATCAATGGAAGAGATTAGAAACTTGCTAGAAGATTACGCAGGAGATGAGCCAGAAGAGTTCATGGCTGTAGTAGAGCGCTCTTCATTAGAAAGCGAAAGCGTACTAAAAGAAGCTATCAAGCAAGGAATTATTAAGAATAACGTACAAGAAAGCGCATTTATGTGGGCTGAAACAGAGAAGGAAATCTATAAGTACAAGAAATCTGCTGGTAAAAACTACGTTAAGGAATTAGCTGAATACCTAGAAGAGAACAATCCTAATGAGCTAAATGCCATTAAGACCCGATTGGGGTAAATCCGACAACAGGATAGATTGTTTTTTGTTTGGTTTCGGTTGATTAGAAGGGGCTGCATATTGCGGCTCCTTTCTTTTTTTATAATAAAAATAGTTATCTTTGGAGAAACTTATAATTGTCATATAATGCCGGCAAATTTCAGCGTCCAATTTATTGTAAACGAAAAAACCCAATCACGGGTTTTGAAGTTAACTGATGCATCAAGTGGTTTTACGTTAGCTAAAGGTAACTTTTCTATAACATTCCCAGATGGTTCTACGAGAATCAAAACAGATTTTACGAGCCCTGATATTTCAGCTCCATTGGCGAATATTAGCATACCAGCGGTATTAGACACTAATAATAATGTAATTACAGGGACATACAAGATTGATTTTGTTGCATTAGACGCATCAAATACATCTTATTCATCGTCAAAATCATTTGATTTTAACTGGGTTAAGCCATCAAATGGTATAACAAATTTGTCGGACGTATTAATACCTGAAGTTAAGTATCAAGATACAACATCGTATTCCCCAATAGGCAGCTTTACAGGTTCGGTAACAAGAACATTATCAGCATCATTTCCAACTACATCAGAGGCATCTGGCGGTTCAGTATCTACTGTATCGTCAAATTTAATTGATATGGTTAGCTCTGGTAAGTATTACGATGGAACATACACTCCTACTTCAGATGTATTAGTTAACTATACTCATAGCTCAAATTCATGGTTAACAATAAGCTATATTGAATTATTTACTAAGACATTCTTAATAAAGCGTTGTCCAACTCAAATTGACCTTATAAATAAAATAAACACCTACAGGGGTGTGATTGAAGCATATAAGGAGAAAAACGATACTCAATTTAATATACTAAGCGAGCAATATGATTTAGCTATTGCATTATATTCGCATGTAATTGCAAGATATGAAACATCTACTCAAGATGGCTCCGAAGGTCAATTAAGAGAGTTGCTTTCTATTTTAGAGCCATATTCAACATCATATACGCCACAATTAACAAGGATGCTTCCGTTTGAACTTGCTTCTACGGGCTCAAACTCGTTTAGCATATCTGACGGAACAAATACTGACCAAATACCACTTGGAAGCATTCTTACATTGTCTTCAGGTAATCCAGCATTAACTATTGGTGTTTCTAACAATTTAGTTACATATACGCCTACATTTGGTACAGCTATTAACACATTTGCGCAAGGTAATGATTCTCGCTTCCATAGCGCTGTAACTATTGGAACAGCTAACGGTCTTTCTTTGGCTTCTCAGGCACTTTCTCTTGCCGCTGCGACATCTAGTTCATCTGGAGCAATGAGCGCAGCAGATAAGGCAAAATTAGACGGTATTGCTGCTGGTGCAAATACAGGTACGGTAACAAGTATTGGAATTTCAGTTCCTTCTGCTTTTACAGTAAGTAATTCTCCTGTAACAACTAGCGGGACAATCAATATTTCTGCTACAGGTAATCCGCTTCAATACATTACTGGAGCTGGAGCTTTAGCTACATTAAATACAGGCGCAGTTCCTGAAAGTGGTAATTTGTACTTCACAAATACTCGTTCTCGTTCTGCAATCTCTGTATCAGGTAGCTTGTCTTATGATTCTGGAACAGGGGTTATTTCATATACTACACCTAGCGAAACAGACCCTGTATTTACAGCATCGGCTGCGTTTGGAATTTCTTCTACTAATATCAGTAACTGGAATACAGCTTACGGATGGGGAAATCACGCTTCGGCTGGATATCTAACTTCATCCTTAGCGTCAACAACATATCAGCCATTAGATGCAGATTTAACTGCTATTGCTGGATTAACAGGCACTAGTGGATTATTAAAAAAGACTTCGGCAAATACTTGGAGCTTAGATACAAATACTTACCTAACCTCGTTTACGGAGACAGACCCAATTTTTGTTGCGTCTGCTGCCTATGGTATTACTAATACTAATATTAGCAATTGGAATACGGCATACGGTTGGGGAAACCACGCCTCCGCAGGATATTTAACATCAATTAATTCTTCTCAGATTACAACCGCTTTAGGTTACACTCCTGAGAATGCTGCTAATAAAGGTATTGCAAACGGATATGCAAGCTTAGATGGTGCTGGATTAGTTCCTTCTACGCAGTTGCCTTCTTACGTTGACGATGTATTAGAGTATGCTGATTTAGCATCTTTGCCAGCAACGGGTGCGACAGGTAAGATTTATGTTACACTTGATACAAACAAGATTTATCGCTGGAGTGGAACTGTTTACGTTGAGATTAGCTCATCTGCTGGTGGCGGTGGAACGTGGGGTAGTATCATTGGTGCGCTATCAAATCAAACAGATTTGCAGGCTGCTTTAGATGCTAAACAAAATTCACTTGGATTCACACCTGTAACTAACGCTCGTACTTTAACAATTAACGGCGTTACATACGATTTAACAGCAAATAGAAGCTGGACAGTTTCTGGAACAATGCCTGCTGGCGGAGCTGCTGGACAAATCTTATCTAAGATTGATGCTACAGATTACAATACTCAGTGGATTGATAATTATGCTGAGCAAGTAAAGCATAGCGTTAAACTTGGAGCAACTATTGCAAAAGGTAAGGCTGTTTACGTATCAGGTGCTGACGGGACTAATATGATTGTTTCTGCGGCATCAAATGCTTCAGAGGCAACTTCCTCAAAAGTTCTTGGATTACTAGAAACTGGTGGAGTAACAAATGATATTGTAAAAGTTGTAACAGAAGGTCTTGTTGCTGGATTAGATACATCTACCGCAACAGCAGGAGACCCTGTATGGTTAGGTACAGGAGGCAATCTTATATTTGGCTTAGCTAACAAACCCGTTGCTCCAGCTAATTTAGTGTTTATTGGTGTCGTAACTAGGGTTCAATCTAACAATGGTGAGATTTTTGTTAATGTTCAGAATGGATTTGAATTAGATGAACTTCACAATGTTTTGCTTACATCTGAGGCTAATAAAGATTTAATTTACTACGATAACGCAACTAGCCTCTGGAAAAATGCTCAACTTTCAACTGTACTTGGATATACACCTGCAAACGACTCTGCTGTAGTTCATATTGCTGGAGCAGAAACTATTACAGGAACTAAAACATTTAGAGGTAGCTCTACCAATGAAACTCCCACATTAGGGGCGAATATATTGTCATCTTCAGGGTGGGCTACAGGGGTAACTGGTTGGACAGGAGACTACACTAACGGATGGACAGTTGTTGGTTCTGGCTCAAGTCCAATGACAAATACGCAGACTGCGGTAAGCAATACATTCTATGTATTATCCGTAACAGCAACAACATCCGTATCTGGAAAATATTTGAGCATAACATTTGGAGGCGGCTCATTCTTTGCATATTTTGCTTCAACAGGAACGCAGACTGTTAATGTAGAAGGCTTAACAACCTCAACTGGCACATTATCAATTTCTGCATCTGGTTTTGATGGAACAATTTCTGCAATAAGCTTTAAAACAAGAAATAGCACATCGTTGCCAATTGCTACATTTGCTTCGTCAACTGGGCTTAATCCAATTGATGTAAGAGCTGATAATGTAAGCTCAAGCAATAATATGTTTATTGGATTTGATGCTGGTAAAAGTGTATATCTTACCGCAAATTCAAATTTAGGTATTGGGTACAATGTCTTAAAAACATTGCAGAATGGAATACAAAACATAGGAATTGGTTCTTCTGCATTAAATGCAAGTATTACAGGCTCAGGAAATATAGGAATTGGCGTACAGGCTCTTTCTTCTTCTATATCAGGTCAATTTAATATTGCCATTGGTACAATTGCATTATCATATAATAAAGCATCGTACAACGTAGCTATTGGTTCTTCTGCCGCTTACAACAATACGACTGGAACATATAATGTTGCTCTTGGATTTAATACAATGTATGGAGCATCAAGCTCTACAGCCGCTTATAACACTGCATTAGGAGCTGAAACATTATATAATATAGCATCCAATTCAAATAACGTAGCTGTTGGATATCGGTCATTGTATAGTTTAGCTGGGTCAAATGGGAATAACGTATCTATTGGATATCAAGCTGGTAGATATATTTCAGGTGGCTCAACTGCTGCTACAGATATTGCTAACTCAATTTTTATTGGACATAGTGCGTATCCGTTAGCAAATGCACAGACTAACCAAATTGTTATTGGACACGCTACCGTAGGCAATGGGTCAAATACGGTTACAATTGGAAACTCTTCAATTACGGCAAACTACTTTAGGGGTTCTATAAATGGAGGTTCGTTTGTAAAAAGCGGCGGAACTTCATCGCAATTTTTAAAAGCAGACGGCTCTGTTGATTCAAGCACTTATCTAACTTCATTTACAGAAACAGACCCAATTTATATAGCTAGTTCTTGGTACACTACAACTAATAACGCAAGCAACTGGGATACAGCTTATGGTTGGGGTAATCACGCTTCAGCAGGATATTTAACAACATCTACTGCGGCATCTGCTTACCAACCTTTAGATGCTGACTTAACTGCTATTGCAGGGCTTGCTGGAACAAGTGGTTTCTTAAAAAAGACAGCAGCTAATACTTGGAGCTTAGATACTAGCACTTACTTGACAAGTATTTCTTCACTTGACGTAACAAATGCTTTAGGATATACCCCTGTAACAAATGCTCGTGTATTAACAATTAATGGAACTGCATTTGATTTGTCAGCGAACAGAAGCTGGACAATTAGTGCTGGAACTACATTAAATGGAACTGGATTTGTAAAAGCATCAGGAACTACAATATCTTATGACAATAGCACATACTTTCCTACAAGTGGTGGAACTATAACTGGTAATGTAACAATAAGTAAGGCTAGCCCTTATTTAATTTTAACAAATACAACAACTGGAACATCAGGTCAAATATATCAAAGTGGCAATGATTTTTTTATACAAAATCCATCAACAGGTTGGCTTTATCTTGGCAATAGTACCAACACTTATGTATATGGGAATTTTTATGTTACAGGAGCTATTACAGAAGCATCAGCGTTGCGTTACAAAAAAGATATAAAAGTGATTGAATCTGGATTAGATAAAGTTCTTAAAATGCGTGGCGTTTCTTATGTCAAGAAAGATAACGAACAAAAAGAGATTGGTGTTATAGCAGAAGAAATGAATGAAATTATGCCTGATGTAGTAAATAAAAACAAAGAAGGTCAGGTTGAATCAGTTTCATATAGTAGATTAACTGCAGTGTTAATTGAAGCAGTAAAAGAACAACAAAAGCAGATTGAAGAATTGAAAAGTTTATTAGGTAAATAATATGGCATCATTAAAGAATACTACTATAAATGATACTGGACATCTTACGTTACCTGTAGGCACAACTGGTCAACGCCCATCTCCTGCAAATGGAATGATTAGATTTAATTCTGACTCAGGACAAATGGAATCTTACGTTGATGGAGCTTGGAGAACTGTTAGTGTAGATTATACTATTGAATTTGTACTGGTCGCTGGAGGTGGAGCTGGAGGAGGAGGTAGTAATGGTGGCGGCGGCGGAGGCGGTGGTGGAGTTATTATTAATAGCGGAACACTTGTTTCGCCAGGAACGGCGTACTCTATAGTTATTGGAGGTGGTGGAGGTGCTGTTATTGGAAGTGGAGCTAGAGGAAATCAGGGAGGTAATAGTACGGCATTTGGATTTACAGCCATTGGTGGAGGAGGTGGAAACGCTAACGGAAACTGGGGCGAAGCTCAAAATGACGGAGGCTCTGGTGGCGGCGGAGGTCGTGATACAGTTTGGGGAGATAGATTTTCATTTGGGTACGGGACTGTTGGTCAAGGTAATAATGGTGCTGGCGCTTTTAAGGGAGGTTATGCTTCTGCTGGTGGAGGTGGAGGGGCTGGAAACGGTGGTTATACAGGTGGAGATGACTTAAATGGAAGATATGACCCGATATCTTGTGGAGGCGAGGGTGCTTTAATTAACTGGACTGGGACTAATTTTTATTATGGTCCTGGTGGTGGAGGAGCTTTTGAAAACGCATACGGAAATGCAAATGGTCCTGCTCCTGGCGGAAAAGGTCTTGGTGACGGAGGCGGATATGGCGCTACAAATCAAGCAAGCCCAACATCTGGGACAGCAAACAGAGGTGCTGGAGGAGGTGGAGCTAAAAGTAGTTGGTCTGGAGCAGGCGGCTCAGGCAGATGTGTTATAAGATATGCAGGACCTCAACGCGGCTCTGGCGGAACAGTTGTTTCTTATGGAGGATATACTGTTCACACATTCGACGGAACTGGAACTTTTACAGCATAATTATGGCAAGTTTAAAAAATACAACAATTAACGATACAGGCTTTATTCAGCTTCCTTCTGGAACTACAGCTCAAAGACCCGCTGGAGTTAATGGAATGATGCGCTATAATACTACATTAGCAGCTATTGAAATATACAATGGGGCGACATCTAGTTGGAATACATTAATTAGCGGAGGTTACACTGTAGACGTATTAATTGCTGCTGGCGGCGGCGGTGGAGGAGCAGGTGGTACTATTTGGTATGGAGGAGGAGGCGGAGGCGGCGCTGGTGGTCTTCGAGTTATTAGCAATATATCTGTGGCTACAAATACAGCATACCCTATTGTAATTGGAGCAGGAGGCTGCGGCTCTCAGACTAATAGTCAAGGAACAATTTATTGGGGGTCTAACGGAGGAAACTCATCTGCTTTTGGATACACATCAACAGGTGGAGGACACGGCGGCAGTTTTAACGGAGAAGGACCTTACTGGTATGGTCAAGATGGAGGCTCAGGTGGAGGTGCTGGTCGCGATAAAACATCAGGCAACGGAGCAGGTATAGCTGGACAGGGTTACAGTGGAGCTACAGCTTATGCTGGCGGATATGCTTCTGCTGGCGGCGGTGGTGGTGCTGGAGGCGCAGGCTATCAAGGTGGCGCTGACGGACAGGGTCAATATGTGTCTGGATTGCAGTCTGCTGGAGGCATTGGCTTATATTATGATTGGACAGGTAGTGGTATATATTATTGCGGAGGAGGAGGAGGCTCTTGGTCATCACCTGTTGGTGGCGTTGGTGGTGTTGGTGGAGCTGGCTACAATAATGGAGGCGGCAACGGAAGCGGGAGTCAATCTATCGGAGGAACTGCTGGTTTAGCCAATAGGGGTCAAGGAGGTGGAGGCGCTCACTCTAATAAAGGAGATAATGGCGGATACGGTTCTACTGGTTTTGCAGGAGGGTCAGGAGTAGTTTTAATTAGATACTTAGGACCTCCAAAAGCAAAAGGAGGTATTATTACTCAGTATAATGGATACACTTGTCATCAGTTTAATGGTTCAGGAAACTTTATAGCTTAATATTATGGCATCTTTAAAGAATACAACAATTAACGACACAGGCTTTTTGCAATTGCCAGCAGGCTCAAATGCACAACGACCTTCTGGCTCAAATGGAATGATTAGAGTAAATACAAACACAACACCCTATGTTCTTGAAATATATAAATCAGGGGCTTGGAGAATTTTAAAAGTATTATCATAATGGCACATTTTGCACAAATAGACGAAAATAATATTGTAGTACAAGTTGTAGTTATTGGCGACGAATACGAGAATAGAGGACAAGAGTACCTAGCAGAAGAACTTGGATTAGGTGGAACTTGGCTAAAAACATCTTATAATACAAGAGCAGGGGAGCATATTTTAGGAGGAACTCCTTATAGGAAAAATTATGCAGGAAAGGGAGATAGATACGACCCTGATTTAGACGCGTTTATACCTAAATGTCCTTATCCATCTTGGGTTGACATTGATTTGGATAAGTGTATTCATATACCTCCCGTTCCTATGCCCGAAGTTTTGCCTACTGACAATTTCTATTACAATTGGGATGAAGAAAGTCAGCAATGGGTTAAGTACGAAAACAGCACTAATTATTAATAAAAAATACTTTACCTTTGCTTAATATGGCACAAATACCTGATAATATAGTTTCAATAATGATGGTTGACAATGCTGGTGCAGTAGTTTCTGTGCCGCTAGACCAATTTATTGCACAGGCATCATCTAAATCTACTCAATTAGAAACAAAGCCTTCTAAGGCAGAATCTAATGCTCAACCAAGCGTAACAAATGTCAATACAGAAACAACCGTACTTCTGTCTATTGATGCCGACGAGAACTATATACCAAAAGTTAACTCAAATAAGGATAACTTAGAAAATTCTGTATTATTTCAGTCAGGCAGAAAGATTGGCTTGAATAACACTAATCCTCGTTTTGATTTCGACGTATTAGAGGGCTCAATAAACATTGACAGTATTACAGGTTTAAATGGCTATAAATTAAACGGGTATAATTTAGCCTACGCTAATTCATCTTTAAATACTATTTACCTAGGCGACACAACATATAAGTCTATAGATATAAATACATTATACCTATCAGGAGCAATACAATCACCAGTATTAACATATAATAAGCTACTTCAGGTTCAACCAGACGGGAAAGTTGTCACATATACAGTACCATCTGTAAATTCAGTCATTTTTAGCGACGGAGACAAGCTGGTTGGGGATGCGACAAAGCTGTCTTGGAATGCATCTACAAGTATCTTAAATGTAACTGGATACGCAAAAGCGAGCACAGGTGTATATACTTCGGCAATTGGAGAATATACAGCAGGCAATGGTGTTAACGCATTAAACACTTGGACATTTGCGTCTAATGTAAATATACCAGCAACACCTACTAGCCCAACCCATGCAGCATCAAAAGAGTATGTTGATAATACTGCATTAACAGGATTGAAGCTCGGAGCTTCTGTATTAACCGTATCGGTGTCAGATATTAGTCTCAGCGGACTTTCTGCTGTTAATGGATACACTCCTATATCTGGGGACAGAATACTCGTTATAGGGCAAACAAATGCGACGCAAAATGGTGTTTATATAGCAAGCTCTTCAGGATGGTCAAGAGCAACAGATTCTGATTCAGATGCAGAATTACGCGGATATCAATATTTGGTTACTGCTGGAACAAATGCAAACTTTAGATACGGTAATACAAACCAGTCTACAATATCAGTAGGTTCTACAAATATTACCTACCAAGCAATTTCTGCTGGCGAAACAGACCCAATATTTACAGCTTCTCCGTCATTTGGAATTACAAATACTAATATAACGAATTGGACAACTGCTTATAATAGGTCCCCTGTATCATTAGGTTTCTCAGGGACATCTACTAAAACGCTTACATTAACAAAGCAAGATGGCTCAACACTTACAGCTTCATTTGGATTAACAACATCCGATATAACAGAAGGTTCAAATCTATACTATACAGATGCGAGAGCTAGAGGTTCAATTAGCTTGACAACTTCAGGGACATCTGGAGCTGCAACATATAATAGCTCAACAGGCGTACTCAATATTCCGCAATATCAAGGCGGAGTTACCTCTATTACAGCTGGCGCAGGAATATCTGTTAATGCTTCAACAGGAGCAGTAACAATTACTAATACTATTACAAATACAAATCAGCTAACAAATGGGGCTGGATTTTTAACTGCAGAATCAGATACATTGCAATCTGTAACAAGTAGAGGCGCATCAACTTCTGTAGCGATAACTTCTACAAGCACGATTTCAGCAGTAGGTGGATTTTTTGAGTCATCTGATATTAGATTTAAAAATGTTTTAGGTACCAATCCAGAAATTGATGTATCTAAAATTGATACTATCAAATATATGCGCACCACATACGAAAAGGATAAAATCAGATATGGTTATTCTGCGCAAGATGTATATGAAATTTTACCTGAATGCGTAAATAATGACGGAATATCTTTATCAATTAATTACACAGATATTCATACGTTAAAAATTTTACAACTAGAAAAACGCGTATTAGAGCTAGAGGCTAAATTAGGTATATGAGTGCTTGGTCAACAATGAATGTAGATAAGATTGTTACTTACGCAGATTTAGCGGCAGCTATTTCTTCGGGCGACTTATATCAAAAAGCTCCATTTACTTCTACGGCAAAAGGTATTAAAAAATCTGACATAGATGCGTATGTTTTTATAAATACATCAAATACGTTTTATGTATCTCATACGGCAAATCAATTGCTACCAAGAAAGGCAATTACAGGCGTATTCCCTACATACAACTTAAACTTAACAAGCTCCGCCTCCCCAACTACAGTTACCGCAGGCAACAATGTTACATATACTGTAAATGTAAGAAATGATGATTCATACGCTACGTCTACTCCAGTTCAAATTGTATTTACATTTGCGGCTAATACATCATTCTCAAGTATATCTGTAACAGCAGGAGTAACATATACATATTCTGCTGGAACACTAACAATTACTAGTGCAATAGCAGCGGGAGCAACAGTTGTTATTACTGTTGTATGCTCAACCACTAGACCAACATCAGATGGCAGTGGAACACAAGCTATTCCATTAAAAGCGGAATACACGGCAACCAATTTCACAATTACTGAACCATACTTGCAATGGGCAATATTTGAGGTAGAGAAGATTGCAAGAGAAAACGATGGTACAACGCAGATTACATCTGGCAACGTAGCTTATAATCAGACATTTATATACTTTTTAAGAGTAAGAAGTTTAACAGCTTCCCCTTTATATCCATCAGATGTAACACTTACAGATACGCTTCCATCTAATCTTACATTTGTTGGATTTTACAATACGTCAGGTTGGACAACAAGCTATAACTCTACAACAAGGGTTGCGACACTATATAAGGCAGGACCTTTACATGGGTCTATTTTTAATACTTTTATTTCGCTTGGCATAAGAGTTACAGCATCCGTACAAAGTGTTACTCTTAATAACTCATTTACGGCATCCGCTACAAACGCAAATAATAAGACAAGTGCAAACCTTGCTTTAAATGTAGGCTTTAATACATCGCCAATACTAACAGACCAAGGATATTCAACTTGTTCTTCTTGTGTAACATATACTGTTTTTAGAGATACTAATGTTAACTCATCTACATATAATCAATATTATGTAAATGGCTCTAGCGTAGGAACCACTGCTGCAAGCAATGGTGCTTGCGACTACTCATCTCAGTACGAAAATACATATCAAATATTATGTGTTGGATGTAATTCATACTTTGTTTATGCGCACAATTACTCAGCAAAACCTTGCTATGGCGGAGCGCCATACCAAGTAAATGGTGTTGACTATTACTATAATCCAGCAACAGGAGCCTGCAATACAAGTGCTGATTATTCTATCAATGTTGGCATTATGTGTACTTCTGGCTGTGTAGAATATACTGTTTATAAAAATCAAAATGCGTGCTTCAATGGATATCAATATTATTCAAATGGGGTTGCATACGAAAATAATCCGACAACAGGAGCTTGTTCTTCTTCGGCATATTATGCACAATATATAGGGCAAACTTGCATAGATTGCCAAAATTATAGTGTATATAAAAATGTTAGCAATTGCTTTTTTGGCGACCAATGGATGGTAAATGGTATAACTTATTCAACTCAGCCAACTTTGGGAGAATGCAATACCACGCCAAACATACAAAGCCAAGGATATAGCACTTGCGAATCTTGCCAAACATATACAGTTTACAGAGACATATCAACAGCTTGCTCTCCTACCAAGAATCATTATTTCGTAAATGGAGTCGACAAAGGCTTAGAAGCACCTGCATCTGGAGCTTGTTACTACGGTCAAAATCTTGTATTTCAAGGATATAATACCTGTATAAGCTGTGTTCCGTATGGTGTATATAAGGATACAAGCTTGTGCTCGTCTACTTATAATCATTACTTTGCCAACGGAACAGACTTAGGAGAAGGCGCTCCTTCTGGTGCAGATTGTGCATGCTGCGAGGAAATATCTATCTCAAACAATAGTGGAAGTGAGGCATATATTGAATGGCTACCTTGTTCAGCAGGAAGCAATACAAGCTACTGGTTACAAGACGGGGAGACTATATATTTCTGTAGAAATACAAATGCTTCGTTCAATACAGGTGGACTTGGTTACTCTGCTGGAGGCGCTTGCTCATACAATGGATACACTATATATACAACATAATGATTTGTAACAAATTTTGCCTAAATTTGTTACAACCAAACAATACACGATGAGCAAATTCTTGACTATCATTCAAGCTTGGGGAACTGCTATGTTCCATACAAAAGAGCAAAAGCAGCTCGCTGAAAACAGAAGCAAAATATGCAACACATGCCCTTCATTACAGGAGGTGGACGTAAAATCGCTAACAGGCTCACTAGTTAATAACTATTTTCAATGCGGAGCTTGTGGATGCCCTATTGCGGCAAAAGTATATACATCGCCTGATGTACCTAAAGAACAAAAATGCCCTCAAGGCAAATGGGAATTGTAACAAATAAGACAAATATATAATGAAAAAATTCGTAAAAATTACAACAAGAGAAGGCGAAGCTATTCTTAGGAGCTGGATTGATGTAGAAAAAATTGCTCAAATTTCGCAAAATTCAATTACTCAAGCAGGGCAGAACGAAGGAACTATAATATTTGCAGATGGCGTAACTATGCAAATTATTGCTTTTGATGAAACTATTGACTCTTTAAATAAATAAACCAAACACACAATGACACAAATTACATTAAAATTACACGAGATTCTTACTCTTGAAGCCGAGTTAAACGGATTCGTAAATCCACAGACAGGCGAAAGAGTATTAGAAGGCTTTTTGAAGGAGAAGCTTAACTTAGGCACCAAGTATCGTTTAACAAAATTATCGGAAGAGCTTAAAAAAGAAAAGGCTATTCTTGATGGATTGCGCGAAGGTTTGATTAAAGAGCTTGGGGAAGAAAAGGATGGTCAGGTTTCAATTCCTACTTTTGAGGATAAGAAGCAAACCAAGATTAACCCTAAGTTCATTGAGTTTCAATCTAAATACACAGAATTATTAGATACGGATAAAGATATTGAATATACTCCACTAAGTATCTCTGATTTAGATAAGGTTGAAAGTAACGAGAATTACACAGTTTTATTTAAACTAGTTCAAGAGTAATGACAGATAGCGAATTGATTTTGCTAGGAGTAGTTATAGGGGCGATAGAGTTAAGCTTTGTCGCCTTTTTAACGTATCTTATTTGGCAAAAACGAAAAGACCTTGATATTACCTATAAAAAGATTTTGCGTTAAATTCAATATGTTTTACCTTTGTTAGGTAATACATTGATAAATGAATGAGCATCATCCTTCCGTAGGAATATTGAATATTATCTTGGCGTTTGCTGGAGCAGCAGCATCTGTTGCATTAGCTAACATTCAGATTACGGTAAGCATAGTCGCAGGGATTATGGGTATTATATCAGCTGCATTTGCAATAAGATATTATTGGTATAAGACAGAAGAGGTCATTAAAACAAAAAAAGATGCTGACTGAATTTTTTAAGGACGGCAAAGGCAATTATTCTCATACACGACTCATTTCAATAATTGGGTCGTTTTGTGTTTTTGGGGTGTTTATATATATGCCTGAAAACGAAGGAGTTCAGAATTTAATGACTATTTTATTATCTGGCTCGCTTATTAACGCTACAGCATCTAAATTTGCAGACCGAAATAAACAACAAGATTATGGTAACGAGTCAACAAGCGCTAAAAAAATACGGCGCACCTAGTGCAAGTAATCCAAATATGGTAGTATGGGATGTTCCAGCAGAACTGGAAATCGGCATAATACCTAAAAAGATTTACTGTAACAAAGATATGGTTGAGCCACTAAAGATGGCTTTTAAGAAACTTATTGACACTAAGGCAGTTAATGAGTTAAAGACATGGGACGGATGCTTTAACATCAGAAAGAAAAGGGGGTTAACTTCAATGAGCCTCCATTCTTGGGGTTTAGCTATTGATGTAAATGCATTTGAAAATGGACTAGGTCAAAAGCCTAAATTGTCTTCATTATTTGTATCGTGCTTCACTACATCAGGATTTGATTGGGGTGGCACTTGGACCCGTTTAGACGGAATGCATTTTCAGCTATCAAAGATATGAGACATTTACTATTCATTATTATACCAATATTTACACTGCTTTCTTGCAAGAGACCGCAGAGCACGTACTCTTCTAAAGAAACTGTACGTACAGATACATTCTTTAGATACAGAGAGGTAATTAAAACTTTACCTCAAAAAGACTCGGTCGTTATTTTTAACCCTTGCGATAGCTTAGGTATCATTAACCGATTCTACGCACAAATATCAATTCCAGATGGCAAAGTTGAAATACAAGGCAAAGACAATAAGATTATGGCAACTGTTAGGAGTAATGGAGCTGTATCGGTTATGGATTCCGTACAAGTCCGTTCAGTTAAGAAAGACTCTTCTGTTGTGGAAAAAGTCGTTGTGAAGACCATTATACCTACTTGGATAATTGTCACGCTATTCATTGAAACTATGATTATTTTGCTATACCTTTATTACAGGTTAACATTCTATAAATAATGGCAAAAGCGATTCAATCATCAACATTTAAGCCTAAAGCTAAAAAGAGTAATAAAGGTGTTCACGCTAAGACAAAGATTAGCAAAGCTAAGGGCTCAAAGAACTATAAAAAGCCTTACGTTGGGCAAGGGAAATAATGGCACAATTCTATATCAATCCTGAGCATTACTCAGAAGAAGAGATACTTGAGATTAAGAATTTTTGCTTATCAGAGGCAAAAATAGATGTACTATTAAATACACTAGAGTCAATACAGGTACTAAACGAATCAAAATTTGACCTAGAAGACAAGATTGTAAATAAGCTAAATACGCTTATACATAACATATAGTTTTTTCATTTTGTTTAGGGTTAAGCAATCAATGCCTCAGTTTATTAGACTGGGGCATTATCGTATATGCGAAAAAAAATTCATATCTTTGGTTCAAATTAAATGTTTCCTACATGGCAACGATTCTAATGAAAGATGCACACGACTTTATTCGTATGCAGATAAAGAAAAATAAGATGGGCTTTGTTAGTCCAGAGG